TTTCATTTCTCCCTAAAGATATTGTCAATGGTTATTTTATTAAGAAAACAAGACAATTTCTTGAGGATATGTATGAGGAAAGGCGTCGCAACCCAAAATGGTGGGTTACCGATGATAATATTAACGAAGGTGTATTGGGGGATTTCTTAAAATTATTTTCTAGAGGTACTAAAGAAACAAAACCAATATTAAGTTATGTTAATACGTTAAAACCGATTTATATTAAAAGATTTGGTAAAGAATCATATGATAAACTTGTGCAAAGTTTTTTAAGTAAAAAAATTGATAGGAAGAAATTTTTGAGTTCTTTAGAGTCCTCAAAAACCGCAAAACCTAATATGGCGAATTTTGTTTCTAAATTTGGGGTTAAATTTACTAAAGATGAAATATCTCAAATTCATAAAATAACTTCACAAGTAAAAAATATACCATCATCCGCAACTAAAGCATTAACTTTAAGGAAATATATTAAACCATTACGACATTCAGTAAAGGTTACAACAAAGACGGGTGTTAAAAATGTCCCTGTATTATTTATAACATCTGATGATGCCGTTAGATGGTGGGGTGAAAATTACCGTAGTAGCTACGGGTTTGCGGTGGATGATTATTTATTGTTTAGTATAGATAACGTAAAGAAAATGTCACCTACCGATATTGACCAATTGTTCTATCATGAATTGGCACATATTAAAGACCCATCATCCGTTAGTTCAAAATTAATGAAAAAATATAAATCAGGTACTAAAAGATATAGTGATGAATATTTTTCTAACTCATATTATTTTCACCCAAGAGAACTTGTTGCTAATACCTCCAAAATATTAAATGGTATTAGTACTAATACAAAAAAATATATGAAAAGTTTAGGTAAAGAGGTGACCATTAAAACTTTGGACGATATAATTAATTGGGGTAAAGGTGTTAAAAAAGATATAACACCTAACATGAAAAAACTTTTGGGTTATGATGAAAAATTCGTGAAAGAACATTTTGACATTCTATCTTCAAAAAACCCAACCGAGTATAAAAAATTGTTAACAAAAATTGTACAACAATCTGATTATTTAAAATCACAGGTTAAAATTGCATTATAAAAAATATCCCATCTCATCAGGTGGGTTTTTTATTTCATATTAATTTTATATCTTTGTTTTATGGAAGATAAAAACATACCAATGATTAAGAAGTTGTTTGAATCTCTTTATAAGGGATTGACCTGCACCGTTACAAAGTCCGACTATAACCACCTTCTTTATAATTCAGTTACCAAAATAGATAATAGGGTAATATATGATGTCCAAATTAACGAAGAATGGAAGATATTTTACAGTCCAATGGATTTTACTCCAAGATACAAATTCTATAAAATTGTGGACGGTGAAGAAAAATTAACACATGTCATTGAGGAGGACCTATCATCAATTAGAGATTTGTTATGTCAGTTTATGGCCCATCTTGATTTTGTTGTTAGCGTGAAAGAAAAAAATCTAACAACCAATTTTACATACGAAGGTAATTTTTGATAAAGATTGTATTTATCATATATGAAAGTCCTAATTACAGAAAAAACATCTAAAGAAATCATTGACAGGTTACTAGAGATTGGTAATATTGAGGTCACACCTGAGTATGGATATAAGAACGAAGATACAATGCGTAGAGAATACTATGTGGTGTATCTTTGGTTTAATATTGAAGGCCGTAAAAGAAGGATTGAATATGTCTTTTATATTGATAAAAAAGGTAATATCCCTGAGAAAGGAATTAATGTATCTTGGCCTAGTCCACACGACATAACACCATTTAATATGGTTCCCCCCGATATTGTGCAAGATTATTTTATGAATGTTGCAAGGAAACATCTCGTCAATAGAATTCAAGATAAGTTTAGGTAACGGAGATATTTATTATTGTGAAAGTCGTAATTACAAAAAAACAATATAAGAATGTGGCGTATAAACTCCTAAAAACTATTTTGGGTGAGTTAAGATACGAGAATATGTATGAAAATGATGAAAGAACGATACAATCAATATATATTTATGGTAAAAGTAATATCCTTGACGATATTTCACCAATGACAATATGGTTTCCTCCCACCATGGCAAACGAAGGATGTAAAAGAGATTTAACTTTGGATGGTGAGTTTTCTCATATGTTGGAGAGATTTATTCCGTTGTTTAAAACAAAGTTATTCTCAAAGGTTTTGGTTCAGTATGTATACGATGAACTTGGTATTAAATGCGATTGTGTTCAGTATGATTATGACTTTATTCATGACCCTGGCCAAAGCGATGATGAAAATGCTTTTTATACTAGTAAAACGAACAAATATAATGTTAAGAAGAAAAAGAACATTAAAGAAAGTTTTTTAATTGAATCAAAATTAAAAAATCTTATCATTGACAGGTTGGGTGTTGACTTAACAGGTATGATTGAAAGAATTAATGATAGATATGATTTACCAATAGAATTTGATAATCTAATAAATCCTCGTATTTTGGATGTCTATATTAATAAGTATGGACCATTATATCTAATCAAAACCAATGAAAAAAACCTACTATATCAAAATAGAGATGGTAATAAAGTTATTGGTGATTATATGAATAGAACTTATTCGGAATCAAAAGTAATTGAACTTTTGGGATTACCCCCTATTGGATTATCAATAGATGATATTATATCCGCCTTTGTATAATATATATTAGTATGAAATTAATAATAACAGAATCCAAATATACTTTAGCTGTCAAATCTTATCTTGATAGTCTATATACCCCTGATGGTGGTTTTGAAAAGGCAATTGATTATCGTAATATGATGGATAAATTCGGGGCAATTGACTTTGATATTGATGGGGATGGTGCTTATGAATATTGGTCTTTGAATAAGAATAATAATGAGGAGGACACATTATGGATTTTTGGTAGGGTGTCAAATACCTTAACTCAAACTTTTGGTGCAAATTGGGTTGATATATTTGTTGAGTGGTTTACTCATAATACCCGACTTAATGTGGGTAGAGTTTATTACTATATTAACGGTGAACGACATTTTAAAGATTATTGATATTTATTAATAAAAACAACTATGAAAAATTTATTTGAAAGATGGAATGCTAAGACCCCTGACTTTTGGAAAAAAGTTCAGAAAGTAGGGTTAACTGCGGGAGCTCTTGGAGCGGCTTTGGTAGCGGCACCTGTTGCATTACCAGCGGCACTTGTTACTTTGGGTGGTTATTTAATCGCGGTTGGCGGGGTTACCGCAACATTATCACAACTTACGGTAGAAAGTCCGAAGTAAGCATTTTATTCATTAAAACTTTATTACTCCCCATCTTCACAGGTGGGGTTTTTTATTTATAATATATTTATCATATATGGAACACCCAATCGCGGCAATTGAAAAAATACTTAATACTCTTGGTAGTAAGATTATCAAAGACAGATATGGTCTTGACTTGAAGTTTGAGGTTGATAAAGTAAATGAACACCACTTCAAATCAAGAGACACCACTGATTATGTTATTCGTGTAAATGCTATTGGGGATAAGAAAAAGTGTTGGAACAAAAATTTGTAAGGAATCAGGAATGACTGATGACTCTTATTTTGGTGGTTTACCTGATATTGATAATGATGAATGGTGGAATGCTTTGAGTGATGAAGACAAAGAAATATTAAAATCTTTGTTTGGTTAAAATATTTTGTATATATTTGTCTTATGAAAAATAGTTTGATTTTATATTTTGTGTATGGGGTTATGGGTCTCATCTTACTTGGTATTAGTTTGGAGTTTACCATTAAATCTGTGATTGAGGTAGATTATCTTGGTGTTTTGTTGTGGTCATTCATTTTATGTGTTGATTTGAATGACATGATTGACAGACATCGTAATTTTACCAAGTATTACCCTCATTTTGAGGATAAATGGTTATATTTCTTATGATGTATTAATTCCCACCTCATCAGGTGGGTTTTTTATTTTTATATAATATTTATAAATAAAAAATAGAACATGGCAAAAAGAGTTATAAGATTAACAGAATCTGATTTGATGAGAATCGTTAAACGAGTTATCAATGAAGGTAAAAAATTTGGTTCATTTGACGATGAGGAATGGTACGATGAATCAGATAGAAGAGCTAGCTTTGATGATATGGGTGATGAAGACTTTGATGAAGAAAAGTTTGAGGACTTTGAAGATTTTGAATCTAAGCACGGAGAAGACACTAAATGGTTTGGTCGTGGAGAACACGGTAAAAAAATGTTTGACAAATATAGAGAAGTTAAACAAAGACCATTTAAAGTAAGAACAAGAAGAGGTATGTAATACCGAAACAAATTATGTTAACCCCATCTTTTTAGGTGGGTTTTTTATTTTAAATGATATTTATATAAAAAAAATATTATGAAACATATATTAAACGGTTTAAGTGATGAAGAAAAGAATGGTATTCTTGAACAATATGGTGCGGAAATAAAAATTAATGCTGAACGTTTTAAATCATTAATGGAGTCTGAGTTGGGTAACGTTAAACCGTTACTGAATGAAAATTACGACGAACAAAAATATAACTTGTTATACCAATCCGTTAAAGGTGCTGGAACTAATGAAGATGCGTTTTTTAAGGCTCTATATTCTATTAAAGACAAAAATGAGTATGGTAGAATTGATGCTATCGCAAAATCAAAAGGTGAAGATATTGCAACTTTATTTAAAGGTGACTTTAGTGATGTCCCATCAACTGAAAAATTTTGTGGTCATTTAAATTACATTGGTGTTAATATGCCCAAAAACGTTTGTTTAGGACAATTAGGATGGATTTTACCTAAAAAAGTCCAAAGTGGTGGGGTAGTAAGAGAACAGCATCAATTCCCTACAACAGGGGATAATAAAAATGTTCCCGCAACTCCTGTGACTACAGGAACGGCATCTACTGATAAAGTAATAACTCACAAAATAAATCCTAACGAATATCAAGAACTTAAAAAAACAATTTTAGGATATGTAAATGACGGTACTAAATTAACAATCACGATTAATGGAGGTACCTCTACAATTGATGGTATCACCAATCAAAGTGGTAGTCATAGACTTATATTACCAACCGATGGTTTAAAACTTATTACACCCTAAAAAAACATAAAATGATTTAATTTACCCACCCCCCAAACAGGTGGGTTTTTTATTTTCATTATATTTATGTAATATGAAATATCTTATAACTGAAGACAGATTAGAAGGGACAATTGAGCGATTCATTAAAACTTCATTTCCTGAAGTAATTACCGTTTCCTTTAATACCAAACCTGTTATGCTGGCTAGCCGTAATGATGAAATAATACAAAGGAAAACTATTGAGATTACAATGGACCCTCATAATATTTTAACAGGAGGTGAATCGGTTAATTATGATGTTGTTGCGAAGTTAAAAGGGAGTATCAAGGTTGGTCTTGATTCTATGTTTGGTTTAGGTTTGCAAGAATATGGAAGTAAATGGGAGGTTAGAATATACGTTTTAAAAAGGGTTGAGGCATAATGAAAGTATTAATTACCGAAAATAAAATGGTTAATCTATATCAATCATTAATTGATAAGTGTGTGTCTGAATTGATTAGTATTGATGGTCCTGATAATGTTCCTGATTGGGTTGACCCTCGTGTTTTAGATGATATTGAAAGTGTTGATAGTATTAAGGTTACTAATGTTGATATTTACGATGAAACTTACCCTGGTGCAAATATTATGGTGGTTAACATTCATGTTAATATAGTTTTGGACTCAATTAAATTTTTTGACACATCTAATCTATTGTTTCATTTAGAGTATTATGTTAAGGGACTTACATTTGGAAGAGATAGGGGTGTCAAACTTAAAATAATAGAAGACAATGTGGACCTAAAAAATGAAAATCCCCAATGGTAATGAGAATAGTAGTCACAGAAGAACAAAAAAAAGGTATTAGTCATAAACTAATGGGTATGATTGATAATAATGGATTATTAAATACCATTAAGTTCATGGGAGGGTACGATAATTTCATAACTCTTTTACCCGATTACTTTGATTCAAGAGAAAGTAAGATAGATTTAATTAAAGAAATAATTGGACTTGATGAACAACATCCTGTTTATGGTGGCGGGGGTAGAATCTATTTATCTGAAGTAGATTCCGATATTTTGTATGACGAATTTGATGGTGATGATGGCCACACATTTGAATCTTATATTGATTTTATTGAGAATTATAATGACAACTTATTCGCCCATGTTACGGTATGGGAATTTGATGAAGATGGTCAGATGTATGACGAATATTTTGATGATTATGATGTTCGTGTTAACAAATTGGAAACTAAATACTTAAATAAACTATTTGAAATGTTAGTGAATAATTATTTATCGTGAAAGTTATAATTAATGAAAATACCGAGAATAAATTACATTCATTTTATCAAAATAAAATTGATGATGAATGGAATGTGTTAAAACAAAGATATAAAGATGAAGAAGTGTCTTCGGGTAATTGGTATTTATCATATATAAATGTAATAGATAGAATCAAAGTCACAATGGTTAAAGTTATGTCACACCGAGTATTAATTTTTGTTGATGTTTATGGTAACCGAGTTGATTCCGACCATTTGAGATTTGTTAACGAGTATTTTACACATGTCTTAGAACCATTTGGTAAACCTACAGTAATACCTGTTGAATGATGAAAGTAATTATAAGAGAAAATCAAAATTCGGTTATTGAAGCTCAAAAAAATATGTTGTTTAGACTTTGGGATAAACAGGGGTACGCCAATTACGATATGACTAAAATCAAATTATTTGGATTATTTTTTCACCAATACACAACAATACAACATTGGGTATTAGAATGGAACAAAAAAAATGGTGTTGACCCCCTTAAATACCTAAAAGCTGATTTTACATTATTTGAGGTAAGACCTGGTTTATATTTAACAGACGAAACTGATAGTGGTAGAAAATTACGATTTGAGTGGAATAATATTTCTTTTTTGGTAACACTATGGGAAATTGAGGTTAGCGTTCCAAATCAATATGTTCATATGAGAATGGAGATTGACTTGGACTCAATTACTGAGAATGGTAGAAGTATTTATGATGATTTATATGACGATGACCCAAACTATGACGATGAGTTCTTTAACCTTGTTGAGGATTATAGGGATGAAGTAATATCAATTGTTAATAAAGTATTACAAGAGAAATATACCGATAAAATGGGGTATGACTTGGAGACTGAATTTTAATGTTATATGAAAAACGATTTAGTCCCACAACTTAGTAAGATACTTAATACAATTATTATTAAGAAATATCCATTTATTGATAAAATCGTAGTTAACTCAGATAATATTGATAATGAGGCGTTTTATTATAGTATTATGATTGTTACGGGGAAATATAATATTGAAATAATTGATTTAGAATTAGAAAACGAAATAGAAGATAATATAAGAGATTTGTCCAACATGGTATTCCAATCTAATTACGATGAGTTTATTTTTAGGAAAATATATAGTATTGGTTGGGGAACTATTGATAATTGAGATATTTATTAGAAATAAATATATAGTTATGGCAAAGGCTAGAAAAGAAGGTAAAGGTAAGAAAAATAGACGAAATCTTAAAAAAAGATTGGATATTATAAAAAATAACATAAAATTAATTCAGAATTATGAAAAGAATAGTTGAAATATCTCAAGATGAGAAAAAATCCATTTTGGAAAAATACTCTATAATAAAAGAAGACCAACTACCTCTTGAGGAGTGTTCATTATTTGACCTTAAAAAAATTAGAGACTCATATGAAGGTGGGAATCCTTTAAGTATTGATATTAATGCTTTATCAGATAAAGAACTAATGGTGATAAAATCATCTTCTTTGGGTGATAAAAAGATGTGTTTGGCTAAAAAGGCGGATATAATGAAACATTTAAATTAAGCGATGAAACAAAATTTATTAAACGAAGAAATTAGACGTATTAAAAATATGATGGGTTTGCAAGAGCAAACAAATCCCGCTTTTAAAAAGTTCTCAAACTTAACGTTTAAGTTAGATGCATTACCCGCAGGCATTGCAAATTATAATCCATCTATAGGTTATATCAGAATTGATGGTGGCAATGAATGGTTAGCATCTAATAGAGCCATTTCATTAAAAAATTACCTTTTATCTCAATTTAAAGGGAGTATTGAAGAACAAAATGTTAGAGTTAATGAAACAAAAGTTTTAGGTGCTGGTGATGCGAACCAATATGTTATTGGGACTTTTTATGGTAAAATGAAAAAGGAACCTGAAAAACAAGAGATGTACCCTTATACAATACTTTATAATTTTTATGAGATTGGGGGAGTTCCACACATATTGGTAACACAACTAGGTAAAGGTTCTCCTGAAAAACTTGATTCTACTAAAGGTAGTACAACGTGGGTAAACAGATTTAATAAATATTTAGAAAAAATACCAGCCGAGTATAATGCGAAGATTGTTAATCAAACTGTCGGAGGTGGAAGTGCCGAAGGTCCTAATAGAGCTGAAACGATATATGGGATTATGATTCCGATTACCCAAGAAAAATTTGGTTACACCGCTAGAGAAAAAAGTAGAGTTCATTTTGACGCCAATAATGTGGATAAATTTAAAGAGATGGCTAACTTTATCGCCGATTATACTGCGGATGATTTCAGGACCGACGAATCATTAAAGAACCCAAATGCAAGACAACACAACTTCACAAGCTCTACAGGTGGTGCGGGTAATTACATATTTGGTGATTTAGGTACGGGTAGAAAAGGTAAAATATTATCGGTAAATAACCCTAATGGTACTGATATTGTAATTAAACGAATGGAGCCAAGTGTTGAGGGTGTTGTACCAGGAGCCGTTAAATCTGGTTCTACTGAAGAATGGTTTGACTTGGGTTCATATAAATTGGATGACAATTTTTTTAAGGATAATATGATTTCAATTAAACCTGAAACGTATAAACAATTATTTGATGGTATTAATAATTTAATGAAAGCTAAAAAAATTGAGGATTTTCGTTTAGTTGAGTTAGGAGCAAACATCAGTGGATATGCGAGTTCCGATAATGCTACTAATCGTTTACCTGAAGGGACAAAAGTACCCGACCACACATATGGTAATCGGGTACCTGCAGATAAATGGGTTCAGAGAGATTAGTATTGAAAGATAACGGTGAAATAAGTGTTGTTAACTACGTTATATTTTTCACCTCCATGAACATATATTCCTGACGTATTTTCTTGGACTCCGATACCAAATGTTTTAAGTTTAGGGTCCAATAACGCATTTCTATGCGCTTCAGAGTGCATCCATTGTTTAACCGCACATCCCGCATTTTCTTTATGTGAACAAACCTCAATACTATTTATGCGATTTATTACCTCAACATAATTTAATCCTGAGTGTTTGTAGTTCGCCCATCTGGCCATATAATCACTATGTTTTTGAGCTATACCCATTAGTTTTTTATCCATAACTAATGGATTAAGACCGTGAGATTTTCTTTCCTCGTTAATATAAAGGAGGACCAATTTTACATATGTATCCATATTGTAAAAAGTCTTAGTGTGAAGACTGTCAGCAAATGGTATTGTATCGGTAGATACATTTGGGTAGTGATTAATTTCAAGCAAACTGTTTTGACCAAAAACATTCAGACCCAACACCATTACCAATATTACAATTACATTTTTCATATCCATTAGTTTTATAAAACAAATATAATAAAAATAGTTCTTATATTTGAAAACAAATACAAGATATTTATAAATAATGAAAGTGATTTTAACTGAAGAGCAATACAATAAGGCGAAATATAAAATATATGATAAGTTTATTGATATGCTTGTTAGGGATACTGAAATTTTTGGTTTTATGAAATATGATTATAATAAATATAGTTATGCTGCCCATATGAAATTCCCATATACCGATAATTTTTATAATTTAGCGTTTAATAACCCTAACGAGTTTACTTTCACCTCACCCGCTAGATATAATTTAAAAAGTTTCTTTATGTTAGTGGGTGTTGATATGGACGAGGAACCAAAAAAGGCCGAAAACTTATGGAATGAATATTTGGATAAACTTGAGGTTAAAGTTAAAAAGTCCATTAAAAAATTTTTAGATAATGAAAATTAATAAAGAACATCTAATCAAGGCCGTTGATTCAGTGTTTGATACTGTATATTCAGATATTGACCGTATTAGTGACAGTAATCTTGATAGATATATGAATTATTACAGTCAGGATAATATCAGATTACAAGTTAGAGAACATTATGGTAAAAATTACCTGCAGTATCGTAAAAAAGACCGAGACTCCATCCAACGAATGATGCCTATTAGTAATTATATGTTTGATAAGGTAATAGAGAAATGGTTTACCAAAAAATATAATATGGAAATTGATGGAGTGTTATTACCAAGAAAAAATTAATAACAATTTCTTAAAGATTACATAACATCCTTTTAGTTATTTTATTATACCTATTGATATGATACCATTGTTTTTAATTTTATCGGGTTCTTTCTTAGTTATTACCGTAATAAGAGATAGAAGAAATTATTATAAATAATTAAAGTTACTTCACCCCGTAGGGTGGGTAATTTTTTAATCTTGACCCCAATCTATTGATTGGGGATTTTTTATTTATTATCATTTGATTATGATACCTCACGAAGTTTTAATACAAAGAATTTTTGAAACCTTTTTTAAGGGTGTAGAATACGTAATTGAACCAGAACTAAGTTTAAAATATCTGTATAACATTAAACTAACCAATATAAAGAGGGCATTCTACGGACAACATAGTTTTGTACCTGAATTTGAATTTGATGGGACTAATAACACATATAGTGAAGATGATTTCGCATTTACTCTTAGACACTTTGCACCTAATATAGGCGGTTATATATTGGTGTACACATTCATTAATAATAGAGATAGAGTTATAGTCACACCCGACCAAATTCGTATTGAGAATTATGGGATAGTGTCAAGAATTAAAGACCCATATAAAAATAGATTTGAAAAAACTTGGGGAAGTTTGGAATAATAAAAAAATTAATTATATTTGTATCATTATTAATCATCTAAAAAATAAAAGTAAGTTATGGCAACAAAATCAGGACAAAAAGGACGTTACATTTGCAAAGTAGGATTCTATGATATCTACGCTAAGGATTCATTTAAACCTAAAAAAGAATCTAAGTTTAAATTTACCAAACCAGATGTCGCATCTACGGTATATAATGTATACCACGCTAAGAAATTGGTTGAGAAAGGATATAAAACCAAAGATGAGGCGGTTGATGTTGCAAAGTCCCTTTTAGGTGATAAAGTGGTTATTTATGGTTTATAAAAAATAAACTTATATTATTATTATAATATGAATAATGACCAAAAAGCCGCATATTACGGACAACTTCTAAATGAACATACGAGGTTGCAAAATCAAATCGCTTCAATTAAAGGAGAATCTATTGACTTGAATCAACAACAGTTAAACAAGATAAAAGAATTACAACAAAGACAATTGAAGGTAATGAACGAGATAAATCGTTTATTAAGTTAGGTTAAAACCCCCGAATTCGGGGGTTTTTTATTTCACGAATATTTATTGATATGAAACTTATAATCAGTGAGAATCAATATAAACAAATCTGTGAGTTGGAAAGGACTTGGGATGAAGTTGAAGATGAAGAACAATTTGACAGGGTTAAAGACAGATTAGTCCCAAAGGTTATGAAATTGTTTAAATCTTACGGAAAAACAAAAGAAGGTAAAATATTACTTTTTGGTGGTAAGGATGGTGAGGCTTTAATCAGTTATCATCCTGAATCTAAAATTTTGTACTATGATAGGTCCATATCTGAATTATTTGAGAAAATATTACCACATCCAATTTGGTATGTTCATGGAAAATTTTTAATCTATGAATCCTTTAAAAAATTCTTTCCTGATTATGAAGTTAAAAGAGTTTATTCAGCAAATATCGCTATTTATTAATATGAAAATAATAATATCTGAAACACAATATTTGAGATTAATGGAGAATAATGAAGTAATTGACGCTATATTAGATAAAATTTCTAGAAAAGAAAAGTTATTCATTGATGAAAAGAAATGTTTGGACGCTTACTCTGAACATATGAGAAACGGTGGTAATCCTGATGAATTTAAATGTCCTGAACCTGAATATGATGAAAGAGAAGGACGAGTGTTTGAATCAAGCTTTCCTAATTTACCCATGATTAAATTTACTTTTTCGGAAGAATTAAAAAATGAAAATGAGATTCAATACTTCGGGGAGATTCAATTTGAAGGTGAGGAGTATTTGGGGGTTATTATAACGGATAAGAGAGGGTTTTTGACAGGGTATGATTTCTATAACGTAAGTGACGAACTAAATGACTACAGTTTCAATGATGAGACAAAAGGGTTAGAACATGAGATTGGGGTTTTCTTTCAAGACGAGGTAATTCCCGAATTAAGAAGATAATTATAAGTATGATTAACGAAGAATTAGATAAAATAAAATATTTGTTTGGGTATAAGAAGGGTGTTGTGATAAGTGAACAAACAACACCAACTAGTGGTGGTACTACAGGTGACACCACAACACAAACAACCACAATTCCACAAAAAATAGACCTTGATGGGTTAAAAAGATGTTCAGGATTTAAATCTGATGGTAAATTAATTAAAGGTGAAGAAAAAGGTGAGTTTATTATTTTTAATGATGATAAAGGGACACCTATTTGTAAAAAACCTAAAGAAACCCCTTGATAACAAAGGGGTTTTTTGTTAATCTTATGTATGGATGGGATTTCAGACATATATATTAAGATTAATAAGTTGGTTATACCAAAGTTTCCGCAAATTAAAAATGTAAATGTGACGTGTGAACATCGTCCTGGGGTTATCTTAAGACCATGGGTCACCACACATGGGACGGAGTATGAGGATATTTTGGTTTTTGATGTCCAATTTGATGAAAATATGAAATTCATACCAAACTTACTAACGGATATAGGTAACACTATTTTTTTACTTATAAAGATGATATACCCAAATGATTATATAAAAACCAGGGTCAATTTTAATAGTTTAATTGCTCAATCATCATTTATAAACTACTAACTATTTATAAAAAATACTTCAAAGATTATGGACAACGTAACTGAAAGACAAATTAATGACATTCAAAAACTAATTAAATTCTATAGTGACTTGGGTGAGACAAATAAACATATTGAAAATTATGTTAAAGAGCTACACGTCCAATTGGAGGAATTAAAAAATCCAAAGGAAACAATCTCAGATGAAGGACAAGATAAAAGTCAGGTTTAATTTAGGTAGGGGTAAAAATTATCGTAAATGGAAGATAGAGTACCCCAATTCTGAACTAAAATACCTTAACCCTGATGAGGTTAATCTTATTATGGAAGGTTGTCTACTAAAAAACTATAAAAAGACGGCACAGAGGATATATGAAGGGGCAAATAAGACCGTGTGTTCTTGGATAATTTGTGATAATGTTATAATTAACTCACCAAAACCTCATCTTGGGGGTAAATCGGTATCTTATAACCCAAGAATCAGACCACATTGGGTGTATGACGGAGATGATGCAGATAATTTCACATTCAGTACATTAATATCCAATGGTAGAGAAATATATTCGGCGTAATATTTATCATTATGAAATTAATCATCACCGAAGACCAAAAATTCTCCATAATTAAGAAATATTGGGATAAGTTATCCTCACAAGGTAAGGAACCATCTATTGGTGATACTGTATTGTCATTATTCCATGTAGAACATAACGATTTACCTGATTTACAGGACTTTTTAGTTGAGTATTTGGGCGGTTATGAGGTTGCGATTAAGAAAACAATAAAAATGTTAGAAAACCTACCCCCAATTGACCTTGATACGGACGATATCCTATCAAAATGGAAATATGTTCAGGTAAATAGAGTATTTACAACATCTTTTGGAATTGATATTGTTGTTTTTGGTAAAAATGTTCAAGATACGGTTAAAGATATGGATATGTCCGAGTATTTTGATTTCAGTGACTATATTAATGACCAAGTAGGCAGTGATTTATATGAGTTAGTAACCACAAAAACGGGTATTGATATATATGTTGGTAGCATTGACTACTCAAACGAATAATATTTGATATTCCGCTTCATTTCCCTTAATTTTATGTATGAGACAAGAGTTAGTTGAGGTATTTATAAAAAAAATGTACCCTGACAGTGAATTTAATATTGTTAGTTACGAAAAAATGTCTAGATTTGATTTTAATGATTCAGGACAGTTTGTTGAAGGGGAATCTGCGATATTTATTGATATGAGAATTTCAGGTGTGGAAAATAACTATGAAATAACAGGAATGTTGGAAAAGTTCACGGGATTTGAGTTCAGAATTAATTTTATATAAACAAAAATGGGAACATTAGTAGAAACGGCATACGCTAATTATTTAACACAAGTCGTAACCGATTTGACAATAGGGGAATTTAAAAATTTATTAATTAATGATGACGCATTTAATACCGAATGGGCCAATGGGTCAACAAGAGAATTAACTTTTGATGAAAGGTATAGAATTGCAGAATCAATTGAAAATGTTAGGATTAATAAAGTTCAGAAGTACGGAGAGGCTTACATTACTTTACATCTTAACAATTTTAATATACCAAAACGAGTTATTTTAGAGTAAGGAGATTTATATGAAGTTAGGTTTATTTATGTTGTTGATATTCCCATATTGGTTAATATCACAAACTTGTGTAACCATATCTGATGGAACATATGGTAATTCACAAACAACACCACTAGCACCAATATATGGTTTATACGATTATAGTTGGTCCTCAAGTATATATCGGGCTGCGGATATTGGTGCGGCCAAAACAATAGGTTCCATTGCATGGTATGTTGATGGGTTCCAATCAGGGTATTCACAAACAGGTCCGTATACCTTCAATAATGTTCAAATATATTTTGCGTATACCACTTTATCAGGTTGGGCTAGTACAAATAATGTATCGGGGGTTAATAGACTAACAGGAGTGAATGTGGCTCAAGGAATCACCTCTTGGACAAAAGTGTTTGACGGTTCATTTACATTCAATGCCTCAGATGCTTGGAAAACCATAACTTTAACATCCCCGTTTAGTTATGATGGTGCGACAAATCTAATTGTACATGTTGACAATAATGACGGTTCATATGCTTCAGGATACCCAATATTTCACTACACCAACTATAATACCGCAACCTCAACAAGAACAATGAAGTACGGAGCCCAAGACGGCTCAATGGGACCTACGTCAGGTACAAGGTTATATGCAAGACCCGACATTAAATTTTGTACAACATCGGCATTACCAATTGAATTGTTAGACTTTAAACCAACATATAAAAATGGGGTGGTTAACATTAAATGGGTTACTGCATCTGAAAAAAATAATGACTATTTTACTATTGAAAAAACAATCAATGGGGTTAGTTATGAAACCATAGATACTGTAGATGCGGTCGGAAACAGTCAGACAATATCCGATTATAACTCATTTGATTATGATTTAAATTCTTCAGTAATCTACTATAGATTAAAACAGACGGATATTGATGGTAAAAACACGATAACTGATTGGTATTCGGTTAATATAATTGATGAAATTAAAAATATAACAGTCACACCAAACCCTTTTAGTGATAATATTAATATAATGTTTGATTCGGATATCCGAGGACCACAAATAATCTGTATTACCGATTTAATGGGGAAAGTATTACATCAAGAAGAAATTAATATATCTATGGGAAGTAACTACTTCAACATAAAGTTGGAAAATTTTGATAAAGGAATTTATCTATTGAATTTTAATAAAATTATCTTTAAAATTGAGAATGAATAATCTTGAAAAGATAATGAACAATATGGATAATGATGATAAAATCTTTATCCTGTTATACTTCATTTCGGTTTCAATTATTGGAATTATTACATTTTTTATATAAAATAAATTATGACAGAACAAGAAATGAATGATTACCTAAAATCTATAGGTGGTTTAAAAAATGCGTGGGGTGTTTATGAAAGAACAGTTGATAATTGTAAATTTTTTAGTGTCAATTCTGGTTGGTACCCAATAATAAAAGACCTTATTAACGACCTGATTGGTATGGGTTGGGATAAGAATTTAATTCAGTGTAAAGAAAAATTTGGGGGTCTTAGATTTTATATTGATGAAGGTTCTGATGAAATGCATAAAAGAATTATGGATGCGGAAATAAATAGTTACCGTACTTGTGAAACCTGTGGAAAAGAAGGTGAAGTAAGACGAGATATTGGTTGGCATTTGACTTTGTGTGATGAACATTATAAACTTAAGAATAAAATAGAAAAAGTATGAAAAAATTTATAGAAGATTATAACGAGAAATGGTATTTTCTCGGTACACTGGTTGGGATAATGGCTGGTATAACCATTGGTTGGGTGTTATTTAAATAAATAAAATAAATAAATTATGGAAACATTTTATATTAAAGAAGAAAAGCTTGATAACGGAAAAAGTAGATACTATCCGATTAAAAAAATACAGGATAATATTTCTTATTGGAATGAAGAATATATCCTAAAAAAATGGTACCCCGCTGAAAAGCATGATTATTGTGATAGTTATAATTTAGCTCTTTCGTCAATTGAAAGGGAAAAGGAATACCAATTAAATACTTACCCAAGTGTAACCGAAACAATAATCCACGAAATATAATTAAATGAAAAAACTATTACTAATTTTACCGTTACTTATCTCCTGTAAAACAACTAAGAAAGCTGAATGTGACGCCTATGGAATGGTGACTGTGTGTGACACAATTATTTTTGATGAACAACACATCCACTCAAGATTCAATAATAAGTGGGAATGTTATGAATTTCCGTCAGATACTTTAGAAATTGACAGAGTTTTAAGTTTAAAATAAAACGTTATGAAATTGATTAAAAGAAAATTGGCCAAACCTATAATGACATCATTTGTTTGGTCTATACCCGCAATAACATATATTATTTTGAAAATTTATAAAATTGTGGATTTTAATACTGAATGGATATGGTGGGTTACTTTACCAACTTTACTAAGTTCTTGGGTGACTCTAAATTTTGAAATTAAAATAGAACAAAAATGAACACGTTAGATAAATCTTACCAAGCGCTCCTACAAGACATCCTAGATAATGGCATTCGCAAGGAGGATAGAACGGGTACAGGAACACTATCAGTATTCGGAAGACAAATCAGACACAAGATGTCAGAAGGATTTCCTTTACTCACAACAAAGAAAATGTATTTCAAAGGAATTGTAACAGAATTGTTATGGTTCTTGAGTGGTGATACAAACATCAAATACCTTGTTGATAATGATTGTCATATTTGGGATGGCGATGCGTATAAGAATTATCTTACCAAAGGTGCTAAACTAAATGAAGAATTAGGTGGAGTACCAGATTACTACACACAAGAAGAATTCATTAACAAAATCAAAACAAATGATGAGTTTGCTAATAAGTGGGGTGAATTAGGTCCCGTGTATGGGAAGCAATGGAGAAAGTGGGATGTACCTAAAATTCTAACAATAGAAAGAGGTAAAATAGAAAATAGTATTGGAACTGAATGGGGAAGTTGGGAAAGAAACCCGATAGACCAAATCCAAAATTTAATCAACGACCTTAAAACAAACCCAGACTCAAGACGACTAATGGTTTCAGCTTGGAATGTAGGTGAATTGGACCAAATGACACTTCCACCTTGTCATTATGGATTTCAAGTTTATACAAGAGAGTTGAGTTGGTACGATGACTTAGATAAAATTAAAGAAATCTATGTTAATTGGAGTTTAGCAAAAAGTTCTGGTGGATATGCTGGAGACATTAAAACTGACACTATAGAATCAGCTAATCAAATATTTGTCAATGGGTGGCAAAATAATAAAGACCCATACACAGGTAAGCCTTTAATTGAACTTGAATGTTTTTCATCAATACCTAAACGAGCAATCTCATTAATGTGGAACCAACGTTCAGTGGATACATTCTTAGGTTTACCATTCAACATTGCTTCTTATGGTTTACTACTTGAAATAATTGCAAAAGAAGTTAATATGGTTCCTGATGAATTGATTGGTAATTTAGGTGATACTCACTTGTACTTGAATCACATTGAGCAAGCAAAGGAACAGATTGGTCAACCTATATTTGAAGAATCACTGACACTATATCCAAATGGTCCTATGAATGAAGGTATTAAAAAACAAATAATAATTGGACATACAAGAGAACCATATCCGTTACCAAAATTAATGATATGTGAGGATATGAGAAGAACTGATGGATTTAAAGTTCCATTTGATGAATTAGATTATAGTTTAATTAAATTAATAGATTATCAATCACACCCAAGTATTAAGGCACCATTAAGTAATTAATTAAGTTATGATTAAAATTGATAATAAGTTTAATATCGGAGATATTGTTTATTTAAAAACAGACAAGGACCAAGAAGAACGAATTGTTTGTGGAATAACGATTTACAATAAAGGTGAATTAATGTATAAATTAAGTTGTGGAGTGGACGACTCAAGTCACTATGAATTTGAATTAACACTACAAAAAAATGTATTAAAGAGTATAATGTCAAATTAAAAAACTATGTTAAAATTTAGAATAGTTCAGTTATGTCACGATTCACATTCAAACGACAGGAAGATTGAGTGGGTTATTGAGGAAAAGAAGTTTTGGGGTTGGAGACAAATATATCGTAATGAAGGCCCTAAACACGTTGAGGTAACACATAGTAGTTATGATGAAGCGGAACAATATCTGTTTAAACATTATACGGGACACGGAATATGTAAAAGATATGGTAGTTATTACACATTTGAATATTATAGTTATTCCTATTAATGTAAAATAGTTTTGACAAAAACACATAAAAATGTAAAAAGTAATTAAAGTTATGACAAAAGAAATCACACAAGAAGAAATCCAAGAGATTGAAAGATTAACTGGTGGGAAGATTGGGACACACACATTTGGACCAAACAACGAACATACATTAGAGAATTCATTTTTATCACCCGATGGTACATATATCGGTAGTATTGAGGAAGCTAGATGGTATGTTAATAATGAAATGATGGTAGATGAAGAATATCCACACGGTGTGGCTGCCGTAATCACTAAAGAAACTTATGGAACTGATAACCCTATTATTGAAGGGATGTATGGTTATACTCACAGAGGTGGTAGTATGTTTAGAATTGGTGACAGATTGTTCGATTCAAAATATAAACCAGTTAAAGAAGATTATCCTGAAGATGAATGGAATGGATATGAAACAAGATTCAATGAATTATATGAAGATGAAGATGAACTTGGTAAAAAGTGGATGGATGACGATGGTATATCATATGTCATACCATTTAGATTAAGAGGTTCAAAAATTATTGAAACAATGGAAGAGGCGTTTGATGCCGCTAAAAATATGTCAAATTATTTATAATATTATGAGTGATAAACAAACATACGACTACGGATGTGTAATGTTATATTTTGATTTCCCCGAAATTAAAAATCTACATTCACTAATTGATGAAGATGATATCTACACCGAAGAAGGTGATAGAAGTTTTGGTTTAGAAGATGAACCACACACTACATTACTTTATGGGTTACACAATGATGTAACTGAAGATGATGTAAAAGGGGTTATTGATAATTTTGATTATGGAACTTGTAGAATCACAAATCCATCATTATTTGAAAATGAAATGTATGATGTATTAAAGTTTGATACAAGTGGACCAAACCTTCACGAAACAAATAAGGAACTTACAAAGTTTCCACACACGACATCATTTCCTGACTACCATCCACATTTAACAATCGGGTATTTAAAACCAGGTATGGGTAGAAAATACGCAAATAAACTAAAAGGTATTCAATTCAAATTGGAACCAACCCATGTTGTTTATTCTATGGCAAATGGGGATAAAATAAATTATGAATTATGAAAAGTAAAAAAATAAATGACCTAATCAAAAAGGGTGAAGAATTAGCAAAAAAACACGAGGAAATCAGAAATGAATTACCACAGGAAATTAAAGACAAAATGGGGTGTATAGCTGATTCCATTGCGGAGGACAATAAAATTGTTACTGATATAATGAGAAAAATAAAAAAATCATTTGATGAAACTTATAATGAAAATGTTATTATAACTCCGATTATGTATAACCCTGAAAACTTTATGCCTGTATTAGGTGTGTTGGTTAAAACAGATACGGGTGCATATCATAAAAAATATACAATATCAATATCTGAATAATTATGAAAACAAAAGTATATTCAGCATTCCCTGGTGTAGGGAAAACAACTTATTTCAAAACAACAGATAAAAATGTTTTGGATAGTGACAGCTCAAAGTTTGATAAAAAGAACTTCCCCGCAAATTACATTGAACATATTGAAAGAAACATTCAAGACCCCAAGGTTGACAAGATTTTGGTTTCATCCCATAAAGATGTAAGAGACGCTCTTGTAAAAAGAGGAATACCTTATGTTCTTGTTTATCCTGACAAAAACATTAAGGACGAATATATCCAACGATATAAAGACAGAGGAAATAATGACACATTTGTTGACTTATTAAATAATAATTGGGATAATTGGATGAAAGAGATGGAGGACCAAGAGGGTTGTGAAAAAATAACTTTAGGTTCTGGACAATACTTAGCTGATGTAATAAATTAAACAAATGAAAAAACTTATCCTAACTTTAATAATGTTGTTGACCACATTAGTGTCAAATGCTCAAATTGGTGTTATAACCATAAAGAAAAATCAAACTGTTCCACTTAATATGTGGTACACTATCCATGAAAAAGATAGAGAAAATAATATCTACATTACATTTGAGAATGAAGATTTGGCGGTCTACACACTTGAGAATTTATTAGGTCAATTTGATATGGATATTGAGTTACCAAACGATAAAGATGTTGATGGTGACCCCTATTGGAGTGTAGAACAAGAAAATGGTTTTATTAGTGACATTTATTACATTAAAGAAAAAAACTTTCCATTATACACAATAACAATCGTCTCGGCTTGGGGTGGAGAATAATTTAAAGGTTATGAAAAAGTTAATTAGTCTTTTATTTTTATTATTTTTATTTGTTGGTCATTCTCAGATTGCACCACCAAAACAACAGATAAAACTTAATTTACCACCTATTAATAATACGACCCCAAAAATAGGTATGGGACCTGCTATGATGATTGGTGGTGCAATTTTAACAACCGCAGGTTTGTTAACACCTCCATTAATGGTCGGAGGGTCAACAACTCAAAAACAGCCCTTCTATAAACAGGGGGGTAGAGCGGCAGCAATTGTTTCAGGTGCGTTAGTTTTTACCATTGGTGTGGGAGTATCAATCGGAGATTTATGAAAAAAGTAATGGTAAGATTTCCAAATGAAAGTTATTTCATTGAGATTGATATGGATATGTCACAATTCAAACCTGAAAAGGAATTTGATGACCAAATATTTGGGTGGTATGGGGATATATACATCTCAGTTAAAAAATAAATCATCCCTCTATCGTAATATTGGGTTTTTTGATTATCTTTGATAAAAAATTAAGAGATATGGAAAAATTTTCAATGAACCAAGTGATTAAAGACAAATTCGGTGAATCCGAAAAAAATGTTAAAACTGCAAAATCAACTAAAAGAGCAAATAACAAAGTTGATGGGAAGTATGTGGTAAAGATTGTGGATGGTGTCAAATATATGGTATTAAAATGAGAACAGGGTTTTTTTTATTATGTTTGGTGTTGTTTGGTGTTCTACACTATTTTTTAGAACCGACCAACCAATTTGAGATTAGAAATAGTAATAAGATTACTATTAACGATACAATAAAGGATACATTAAAACCTAAACAAGAATTTGTTAGGATTAACAATTTACCGCATAATTTTGATACTGTACCTGGCGCTAATAACGTATTTAGGTCAAGTCAACCATCTGTATCACAATTAAGAGACATTCTTAACAATTACGACATTGACGTGGTTATACGCATGAATGCTGAGGAAGGTACTGGTGTTTCTACCTCATCTGAAAAACAGTTGGTTGAGGGTATGGGTAAAAAATATGTTTGGGTTAACGCACATCTTGGATATGTTAAAGGTAAGGGATATACTAAATCGTTAGATACATTACAACCTTATTTACATAAAGGAAACGTATTGATACATTGTGCTCACGGTGCTGATAGAACAGGATATCAAGTGGCAAAATATGTTCAGGATAAATTAGGTTGGGATAGAAAAGAATTGTGGTACTATACTATCAAATATAACAATTGGGAAAAATCAATACCGAGGGGTGAAACAGGGTATATAAAGTATATGGAGGCCTTTTATCCGTATGACTTGTGGAAAAAAGAAATTGATTAATTTAATTAAAAAAAAAATGAATAGAGATTTAGAAGAAGAATTGCCAACGACAATAATGGCATTAAGAACTGTTGATGGGTACAAGAGGATTGAGGATACTGATGAAGTAAGTGATTATGATACACCTTGTTGTTGGAGTAGTTTAAAGAATGATGAATATTCTCCCGCTTATCTTACAACACCACAAGTACCATCTGGTGTTTATGAAATTGCTTGGAACGGTCAACTTGGGACTCATACACTGAAGAAACAACCATTCAATACCGATGAGTTGTATGAATTACCATCACCTGAAATAACTGATATTATTACCGATATTGAAAACTTTTGGAATAGAGTTGATGTATATAAAAAATACAACTTTGTACACAAACGAGGTATTTTATTGTACGGAGAACCAGGGTGTGGTAAATCAGGTATAATTCAGTTACTATCAAAACAATTGATGCAAAGAAACGGTATTGTTATTAATATAAAAGATGAAGAAGATTTAGAAAAATTCACATCATTTATACCCACCTTTAGAAAGGTTGAACCTAAAAGACCGTTAACTGTGTTACTTGAAGACATTGACTCAATCGCTGGGGAGAATAGATATTCAACGTCAAGATTATTAAACATTTTAGATGGTGTTAAACAGATTGAAAACGTTGTTTACATAGCAACAACCAATTACCCTGAGAAACTACAGGAGAGAATCACAAATAGACCTTCTCGTTTTGACAGACGTTATAAAGTTGAGTTACCAAGTGACGAAATTAGAAAATCATATATTGTTAATAAACTTAATGATGAAGACTTGGCAACAATTAACATTAATGAGTGGGTTAAGAAAACAAAAGGAATGTCATTGTCTCATCTAAAAGAAGTTGTTATCTCAACTATTATTATGGGTAGGGATTTTGATGAAACAATTGATAACCTTGAGGGTATGAAAAAGACCCCTACGGTTAAAGACAAAAAAGAAGTAGGATTTGGTAAATAACAAAAAACCCCCTTATTTTTTAGGGGGTTTTATTTTGTATTTATAATCAGTCTCAATTTTAGGTAACGGTTTACTTTCCATTATCTTCTGATAAAGTTCCCAATTATCTGTGGGACTTATTAATGGGTCTATTATCCACTCTGTTTTGTATTTAGGTTCTTTTTTCATTTGTATTAGATTTAACATAAATTTTTCTAATGATGTTTGAATGAGTATCTTCAGGGTCTTGGGCCATTTCATAAAGTTTACCAATCTTTTTCGCCATTTTTTCTCCTACAAAATTAAACAATTTAATTTCATTTTTATAAAAATTTAATGGGTTATTTTGATACTTTGAAAATTTTGATAAGTTTTTATAAAAATATTTACCTTTATCACTTTCAGGGTCAATCCCTCCCATGAATTCCATAAATTTTAAAAGACTGTCCTCTTCCCCCGATATTAATAAATGTTTTAACATCTCACCCTTATCGTTAGTTAAGTTTATATAACCCAACTCTAAGATTAGATTAATAATCTCATCATCACTTTCAGGGACATCAATATCACTGTCACGTAAACGAGTTTTAATAGTTTCAATATCAGATTTCAACTCTGACACTAAGTCCTCAAACGTATAGTTTTTTAAAACCATAAATTCTTTAAAAGTTTTATCATTTAAAAGGAATTCTAAAAATTGAGTTTTATTGACATCGGATAATATCATTCTTGAGGCAACTTCAGTTGGTTTAACTAAAGTCTCAGTTAATGTTGCCAAATAAAGATAATGGAAAAATATTCTTAAAGGTTTAATACCAAATGCCCCGAAATTGGATGTTGTACCATAGTCAACAATATGTGTCAATGGTTTTTCAGGTTCTTTAAAATTGTCATATGCGTGTTTTAATTCGTGAGATAACGAAGGTAAAATCTCTGTTTTTTCATCTTTTAAAAATTTAATTATTTCAGACATATTAACATCCCTTTCAGGTAAATAAAGAGAAACGGAAATGTATAATTCTGAAAAATCTTGTAAAGACATACTCACAAATTTTTTAATGTTATGAGTATATCTTGGCGAAAAACCCATACCTGCCATTAAAATTTTATCGGTATCAACAAAATCCAACTCAATCCGAGCATGAACTTTTTTAATATTAAGTTCATTGATTTGTAAATTAGTACTGAACCCTATATCAAATTTACTATCCTCGTCAAATGTTTCATTTGATTCATACGATAATTGTTTTAATAAATCTTTATATAATTTCTCACCTGACAACAAAATGTTTTCAGGAACACCTAACGCCTCTAATATATATTTTTTCATTATGCTACTCCAAATGATTTTGATGCCTCAATGGCTTTATTTCTATGACCACTTCGTTTTTTTCTTGCGTTTTTGTCGGCAAAATAACTTGCGGCATCTTCTTTACTTGAAAATTTAGGTATACTTGATGGTGATTGACCATCTAATAAAAATGTAACCGCAATTTTTGCAGCAATGTCGTTTCTATTTAGCATTTCAGGATTTGACTCAAGACTCACCCCTGAAAGTTGACCGTATTTTCTGTAATTACCTCTTCCAGTCAACTGATTAAATCCTCTACCTCTAAAATTCCACCCATCACCACCTCCTTGATTACCCGCAATTTTTGCGTAAACTAAATTAAAGAACTCTTTTGCGTTACTTTTTAACTTATTTAGTTCACCATCGGAAAATTTACTAACTCTTGAACCAAAAATTTTTCTAATTCTTGAATTATCTGTATTAGCGTATGAAACCTCACCTTTAGGTTTAAAATTGGATTCTTTTTTAACGACAGATAACATACCTATTTGAGCTAAAGGGTCGGTTATTCCCTTTTTTTTCATTTCATCAATTAATAAAGAAATATTATTTTTTTGAATACTATCAAAGTTACCTAAAAGTTTAACTTTACCAAATGACCCTGAACCCTGAACATTTTCAGTACTATCAACAGGTTCATCTGAATTGTCGGTGGATGATGAATCGGTAGGTTCCGTTGTTTTTGCGTTCTTTATACCTTTTAGTATTAAGTTACCAATAACACTTCCTGTATCTCTATCTGTATCAATAAAATCGGATTCAATTAAAGACTGTCTAATTAAAAACTTTTTTTGACTCTCAGTTATAACTAATTTCATTTTTTTTATCTTTTTATATAAATACTTCCCTATCATTAAAGTTTATATAAGATATTTATAAAAGACGTGAAAGTAACCATTATACATAAAAATTCGGGTATTGATAAGAATGAATATGAATTATATAATAAATTCATTAATTATCTTCAAGATAAATTTCCTTTGAATCGGGATTTAAAAGTTATATTTTTAGGTGAGAGAAACGGTAAAATGACTACAGGTAGTAGATTACCTCAAGAAATTAGAGTTTTATCTAAGAACAGAATGAATCGTGATATTTTAAGAACTTTGGCTCACGAGTGGGTTCATGAATATCAAATGGAGGTAGAAAAAAAGGAAATGGGTCCTGATATTGGTGGTAAAATTGAGGATGAAGCAAATTCAGAATCAGGTGCCATTATGAAAAAATTTGAGAGAGACGTTCCTGATTCTGAAGATAAGCTTTACGATTAACTATAATATAGTCGGTCGTATCCATTTGTTTTGATAGTCATGATTTTTAACACAATACCTAGCGTAATCGTTAATCATTGGTCTACCTGTATTATAACATCCGCATACTATTCCCCAATCATGATACTTGTTATATAGTTTTCGTAATAATTTCATACTAATTTCAATGTTTAGTCTGATATCATTTTTTAAAATTTCATTTGGCACTCTACGTTTCTGTATTAGTTTAGCGGTACCTGGCATTATTTGCATGGGACCCAACGCTCCAACACAAGAAATCTGACTTGGATTGTAACCCCAATGAAATGGTCCTTGATACCTTGTCTCCAAATAAGATATGTTGTACGCTATATACTTGGGTATATTGTATTCGGTAGAATATTTCTCAATATTTTCGTACATATACATAGGTATTGGTGAAACAATTTCATTATTACTTTTGAATAACTCAACTTCTTTTTTAAACTGAATTGTTGTTTTAAATGAACCCAAAGAAGTTAAAACAATCAATAACGATATTGTAAACAATGACGTTAAAATTAAATTTTTTGTATTCATAATTTAAGGTTTAATTTTATTAATCACAGGACTATGTTGACCCCAAACATTTGCTGCGTATAGTTTAAAGATTGTATTACCGATTGAATCTTGGTACACAGTGTAATCACCTGTATTATTATTGATGATAATTAAATGATGACTTTCATCAATGGCGATTGTTACATCATTTTTCCTAACTTTAACAATTTCTTTTTTAGAAATCACAGTTTTGTTAGTTAATTTGTGATATGTAAAACCTACAATAAATGATGCTACCACCGAAATAACAATAATACCATAAACCATTGCGTTTTTAACAACTTCTTTAGCCGTTACTTTTCTCTTTTCTACATTCTCTTCCATAATTTTTAAATTTAAATTGTTAATAACTCTATACAAATGTTAATCAAAAAACGGGAAATGTTCAATGAAACCCCGTAAAAAAAAAGAACCACCAGTTTTTAATTGGTGGTCTCTTGACTTTTTAATTTTTTTGTTTTACTCAACCGTGACAAGTTCTAAATCAAAAATTAATTTTTTACCTGCCAAAGGATGATTTGCGTCAATTATTACAACATCTTCCTTTATTTCTGCAACCCTAACATTAACAGGTCCCATAGGTCCCTGAGCTTGTAACATATCCCCAACAGAAACACCTTCAGGGATTTGTTCCTTTGGTACCTCAACAATCATTTCTGGATTAATATCTCCGTAAGCATTTGTAGGCTCAATCTCAATCGTTTTTTTGTCACCCTCATTCATTTCTAATAATCCGTCCTCAAATCCTTTAATTAAAAGACCTTGACCTAATTGGGCTTTAAGAGGTTCTCTACCTTCAGTTAAAGATGAATCAAAAACAGTCCCATCTTCTAATCTACCCGTGTAATTAACTACAACGGTGTCACCATTTTGTACTTTTTTCATAAATCAGTTTTTTAATAAGTATATGTTAAAACTTTAATGAATCAACTTAATACATCACAATTTTATTCTTTTCATTATCAAAACGAATGTCATAAACATAATCATATAAATTAAGGACGTTTGTATTTTTAGTAATAAAGACATCACCACACTCAGTTTTTAATTTAGTAATTAAACTTGCTGCAAAACACCCCATACCCAAAAATGCATCTCCTAATCTTGGTGTGGTAAATGATATGGCGTCAATATATCTACCATCATTAATAAATCTTTCTAATTTGGTTTTAAGTCTCTTACCCCCATCGTGTTGGATGTGAATACTTATAAGTAAATCATCCTTTTCATTATAAATGTTAATTAATGCGGTTGTTGCCATAGAATATTATTTTTTGACAAATATATTAAAAAAAATCAATAGTTGACATTAATTGAGTATTTTCAGGTACCACCATAAATTTCCAAGATTCATTCATTAGGTAATTTAACCCGTCAGGATATGTCTCATTTAACTCTTCTAGCACAGTCTCTTTTGGAATCATTAGTTTACAGTCTATCATATATTTTTTTTGATATTCGGAAAAATGTATCCGATTAATAAGAACATAACATCCTTCACCATATAAAAGCTCAAGGTCTTTTTTAAAAACTTTATTTAGTAAAACCTCTAATGCTTTTTTCATAAAAAAATGTCTTATATTTTAATATAAATAGTTGAGAGTATATGGTCAATTATTTAATTTGTTTTTAATTAAATTATTTGTTACATTTGAATTATGAAAATATTTTTAATCATTGTTTTACTTATTGTTATCTTTATACCGTTAATATTTATGGTATTAATGTTTTTACAAATAAAGAAACACATAAAAATTGATTTTAAAGATTTTAAAAAAATTAAGGGTATAAAAAACAACCCAAAAATTGACATTAAAGAAATTTTAAAGAAAAAAATAAAATAATATGGATTTTTTACACGTTGAGAATGAATACAAATGGGTGTTAAAAGTGTTAAATTCTTGTTTAACAATCACTCATTTAAAAGTTGCTGATTTATTATTTAAGACTTATAAACAAAAATGGTCTTATGAGTTATCCGACATTAAGTTGTTGACAATTAATTCTGATTATGAACGACAAAAATCGTTAAGACTTGATGAGATACAAAAAAATCTGTCCTAATTAAGATTACAGAGTTAATTTTTTTAAAGACTCATATATTTATTATTACTATCACTCTCATCTGAGTGCCTATATATAAGAGGGGATTGTAATTTTTTACAATCCCTTTTTTTATCCACAAAACTTTATTATCTTTGTCACATGGAAACAGAGAAATTAAACATATTTGAAAAGATATCACTTTGGTGGAAATTTGATGGGAAATACATGCACAAGGAATTTGCTCGTGGCGTAAAAAATCTTTGGAGATGGTTTCCTACGATTTGGAAAGACCGTGATTGGGATGATACCTTTATATTTGAAATTCTCAGAGTTAAATTGGAGAATCAGGCAAAATATATTGGAGGTCGTGGAATCCATGTATCAGCAAAAAGAGATGCTGAGAAAATGAGAATGGTTGCGAAGTTAATCAAATTACAACAGGATGATTTCTATCATATGGAATATATGGATTATCAAAAAAGTGAATTTGAGTTTGTACCAACCGACGAAACCAAAAAATGGTTTACAATGGAGAACACATTGATTTCTGAAAATTACGATGACTACTTTAAAAAGTACCCAAGAATCTTCAAAGAGGTGTTGTCTGAAGAAGATTTTTCTGATGAAGAACTTGTTGATGTTGAAACCAAAAGTAAAATCGCTATGAAAATGTCGTATAGAAATCAAGACCGTTGTAGAAAATTGATTTTTAAAATAATGGAAAGTGAGATTTCTCGCTGGTGGGATTAAAATAATTTTATTATATTTGTAATATGAAATACAAACTAACATTAATTTCTGACACGCATAATAAGCATAATAAGTTGAATGGGGACTTACCTGGTGGTGATATCTTACTCCATGCTGGCGACATATCCTCTATGGGTTATGAGCATGAAATCCAAGGGTTTGCAAATTGGTATGATAAAATCAATATTTACGATTTTAAAGGTTTCATCGCTGGTAACCACGATTGGGGGTTTCAAAATAACACAGAGAAAATCAAAGGATTATTAACTGGTTATAAGACAATTGACTACATCCAAGATGAGGTTGTTGGATACCAAGATGGTGACAAACCTGAAATAAAAATTTGGGGTAGTCCTTGGCAACCTGAGTTCTATAATTGGGCGTTTAATCTTCCTCGCAATGGTGAAGAACTTAAATCAAAATGGGATATGATTCCTGAAGGTATTGACATTCTTATCACTCACGGACCAAGTTGGGGGATGAATGATGATGTTGAAGGACGACGAGGACAACACCTTGGATGTGAATTACTTGCTGAAAGAATCAAACAAGTAAAACCTAAAATCTTTGTTTGTGGTCACATTCATTCAGGACACGGACACTATTTTGACGGAACTACACATTACTTCAATGCTGCGGTTCTTGACGAGCAATATCTTTATGGTCACACACCTTGGAGTTTTGAGTGGGACCCAATCACAAATGAAATATTTTGGTAGTAAAAAACCCCTCTTTGGAGGGGTTTTTCTTATTTTAAAAGATTATAAAATTCTTTAAAATGTTTTAATCTATCAGCAAGACCATTATCACCACCGTTTACTCGTTTTGTAACCGATTTAACAACCGCATCATCGGCACCTTTATCACAAATACCCCATAGACCATTCGCATCAAAGAAATAAGCTGCGGACGCTAATGGATATTTTGTTGCAACTAAATCAGGATTCGCCACACAATCTTCACCAACAAATTTACTGAAGTTTGTATAGTTATTTTTTCCTGTTAATTGTATAAACCCTCTCCCTCTAAATTTAAAACCTTCTTTTGTTGATTCATCACCATTACCCATTCTTCCACCATAAACTCTTGAAGCAATTTTTTCAGGTTGTTTCGCATATGATTCAGCTAAGTTACCTGGAAAATATTTTCCGAACACTCTTTTAAGTGCGTCCGCAGAATAATGTAGATTTTCTGAAACCGCCCTAAAATTTCCACTTTCGTGAGCACATTGTGCTAAGAAATGTGCCAATCTTAAATTAGATGTAATATTAAATTTTTTTGCCGTCTCGTCAATCTGAGACAATACTGAATCAGGTATGTGACCTTTTAATTTACTAATGTTTAAACCACTTGTTGACGGTATAACAACATCTTCTTTAATTATTGTGGTCCCATATAGTTTTTCCAAACTTTTTTGACCTACAATTCCATCGGCAGTTAGACCATTACTGGATTGCCATTCTTTAACTGCTTTTTCGGTACCAGGACCAAATACACCATCGGCCTTTAAGCCTAGTTTGGATTGTAATTTTTTTACATCCTCACCTGTTGAACCAATTTTTAACATATCTATTTATATTTTTAAATAAATATCCTAAACGGGGTAACAATGGGGTTGAATTAGTTTTTTTTTCATTAAATAGTATTTATTAAGTATGAATAAAATATCAAAAATATCGTTATTCTTTGGGATTATAGGTTTAGTTTCATTTTTAACGATGCATACCTTAATATATACCGAATTAATGTTAGTTACGGAGAGTGTTTTAAGGTTTAGTTTTTATTCTAAAGCGTTCATTGTTTTTTGTTTAATAGTTTTTATTATTGAATACCTAAAAAGAAATAAGGTTATTGAAATAGAATCTGAATATACTAAAAAACTAATTGATGTTTTAATATCCCAATCTCATAATCCTTTGTTTTATGTTGGTAATACTATTGATGGTGCTAAAATATTAACAAATGAAGTGACTGAAACAATAAACACTGATAGATGTTCCATATGGTTATATAATGAGGATAAAACATCAATAATTTGTGAACAATTATTCGTTAAAAGTGAAAATAAATGGTATAGTGGAACTGAATTATTTAAAAAAGATTTTGAGTCTTATTTTACGTCATTAATATATAATCCAATAATAATTGCCAATGATGCTGAGACTCATCAGGCGACAAATTGTTTTAAAGATAGTTACCTTAAACCATTAGGTATTAAGTCTATGTTAGACGTTCCCATAATATATGGGGGTGATATTATAGGCGTTATCTGTATTGAAAGTCTAACTAAACGAGAGTGGACTAACTTAGAAGTTAATTTTGCGCAAATTTTATCATCACTTTATTCATTTGCGTATTCAGTTAAAATATCAAATAACGTAAGTAAAAATATTAAAGACATTGAAGGATTTATTGACTATTCAGTATTGGTTAGTAAAGCGGATAAAAATGGTAAAATAACTTATGTTAATAAGAGGTTTGAAGAAGTTTCAGGTTGGTCTTTATCTGAAGTTTTAGGTCAAGACCATAATATTGTTAATTCAGGGGCTCACCCAAAAAAATATTGGTCCGATATGTATAAAACAATATTAGTGGATAATAAAATATGGAACAATGTCGTAACTAATAAAAATAAAAACGGTGAATTGTATTGGGTTGATTCATATATTAAGGCCGAATTTGATAGCGACAATAACCTTACAGGATTTATGTCAATAAGATATGATGTAACAGAGTTAATGAAAACTTTAAAAGAGATTGACAAAAAAAACACCTATTTAGAGCATGCGGCAAAAATACTAAGACACGATATGCACTCAGGGATAAATACTTACATCCCAAGAGGGTTGAGTTCACTAGAACGACGATTAACTAATGATGATATTGAAAGGTTAAAAATTGAAGGTCCTCTTAAAATGTTGAGGGAAGGGTTAAAACATTCGCAAAAAGTATATAAGGGGGTTTATGAGTTTACTAATTTAGTTAAGAAAGATGCTGTTTTAGAAAAAACTGTTTGTAACGTAAAAGAAATATTAGATAGTTACTTATCAAGTACATCTTATAAGTCACAAGTCGTATTAGAAGAGTTACCTACATTAGAAGTTAATGAATCTTTATTTTGTACCGCAGTTGATAATCTAATTAGAAACGGGTTAAAATATAATGATAGTGATACTAAATTTGTAAAAATTTATAGTGAAGAAAGTCACATTATCATCCAAGATAATGGTAGAGGGATAACCCAAAAAGACTTTGAGAAATTATCTCAACCGTATACTAGAAAGGAAGGACAAAAAGAATCTGGTACAGGGTTGGGTTTAAATATTTGTATTGCAATACTTAAAGAACATGGTTTTGAGATATCTTGTGAGAAGAACAAAATAGGGACCAAAATAAAAATAAAAATAAAAAATTAAAAAATGATTGATTCAATTTTGTTAGTGGATGATGAGGATTTATTCCATTTAGTATTTGAAGATGCGTGTTCTCTTTTGGACATAAGTTTATCTTTACAATCAGTTACTAGCGCAGACGAGGCCGAAAAAATGTTTAAAAAATGGTTTGAAGAAAATAATACCGAGGACAAACCTGAATGTGTGTTTGTTGATTTAAACATAGTAGGAAGTTCATTTGATGGTATTGAACTCATTAGAAAAATAAATTTTCAATATGGAAACCACGTAGTTATTGGGATAATCTCTTCATCTAACGAGTCTGAAGAGCAAGCTAAAGCAGTACATGCTGGAGCTCAATTTTGGATTATTAAATCGGATGAGATAGAACCTAGATTAGAAGAATTTAGAAATGATTACGATGGGTATAAAAATAGAACCGCACCATTTAAAATATACAGATGATTAAAATAGATTTAAATACTAAAAAAACGTTAATTGACTTATATAATAAAAAGGGTATAGGTCTTGAGGGTAATATTACCAAACTTATTGATGGTGAGGATGATGAAGAGTTTAAAGAGTATTTAAAAACTTGTCAAACTAAAGATGAAGAAAAAAGAAAAAAACGTCTTGAAATGACAAAAAAAATTCAAAAGCAAAACGACGAATTAACTAACGCCAATAATGAAAATGAAAGAATACTTGGGGAATTACAAGAAACTTTAAGAGAAGTTGAGGAATCAAGGTTGACTTTTGAAGTCCAAAATAGAGAACTTAATGAGTGGAAACAAGATAACCTTAGATTAACTGAGGAGCTAAAAAATGAAATGGTTAAGGCCGAACAAGCTAAGATTGACGCTGAAACCGCAAAGCAAAGTGCCGAAAACGACTTAGACTTACTTCAAAAAAGAACCCAAAACCAATTAATTTCAACTATTGTTAGAGTTGCATTATGGATTATTGTAGGTGTTGGGTTTATTACAACAGGGGTTTATGTATTCACTATGCTCATGGGTAAAGACACACAAGTTATAAGTGCCGCTTGGTCAAATATGTTTGGTATACTGTTAACTAACGCTTTCTCAATTATAGGTACTATAATGGGTATTAAATATGCATCTAAAGAGGAGTAATTAAATTTTACTCCTCTTAACACCACCTTTTCTTTCAACCTTGTATTTTATTTCAACTTCACAAGGATTAATCATACTTTTTTTACTATCATACTTGAATGTGATGATTGTTTCATCATCCTCAAACACTCTTTCCCACTTTTTGTGCTCTATTTCTACCTTTTTCTTTGACATATCACAAAATTAATAATATTTTTAATAAAACAATACTGACACAAAAAAAAATTATACTGACAATTTGTCAGGTTTTGACATTTGGTATAATTTTTATTATATAAATAACGAAAATAAATAAAAATAAAAATAAAAACTATGAGTAAAATTATTGGAATTGATTTAGGTACAACAAATTCGTGTGTTGCGGTAATGGAAGGTAATGAACCTATTGTTATCCCAAACAGTGAAGGTAAAAGAACTACACCATCAATTGTGGGGTATGTGAATGAAGGGGAAAGAAAAGTGGGTGACCCCGCTAAAAGACAATCTGTGACAAACCCAACTAAAACTGTTTATTCAATTAAAAGATTTATGGGGTCAACCTACGACGAATCTAAAGACGAAGTTGGTAAAGTTCCGTATTCCGTAATTAAAGGTAAGAATAACTCACCTAGAGTTAAAATTGATGGTAAGGAATACTCACCACAAGAAATTTCAGCAACTATCCTTCAGAAAATGAAAAAGACGGCTGAGGACTATTTGGGTACTACAGTTACTGAGGCGGTTATTACTGTTCCTGCGTACTTTAATGATGCTCAACGTCAAGCAACTAAAGAAGCGGGTGAAATTGCGGGATTAAAAGTTAGACGAATTATCAATGAACCAACCGCGGCGGCATTGGCTTACGGACTTGATAAAAAATCAAAAGATGCCGTTGTCGTTGTATTTGACTGTGGTGGTGGAACTCATGACGTTTCTATCCTTGAGTTAGGTGATGGTGTTTTTGAGGTAATGGCTACTGATGGTGATACTCATTTGGGTGGTGATGACTTTGACCAAGCAATTATTGATTATTTGGTTGGAGAGTTTAAAAAAGAACATAATATTGACCCAAGTCAGGACCCAATGGCATTACAAAGACTGAAAGAGTCTGCTGAAAAAGCAAAAATTGAGTTGTCTTCATCATCATCAACCGAAATTAATTTACCATATTTAATTCCTGTTGATGGAATCCCAAAACATTTAGTGTTAACATTAACAAAATCTAAATTTGAACAACTTGTTGATGATTTGGTTAAAAGAACTATTGAACCTTGTAAAACAGCGTTGAAAAATGCGGGTATTAAAACAACTGATATTGATGAAATTATATTGGTTGGGGGGACAACAAGAATTCCCGCAATTCAAGAGGCGGTTAAAAACTTCTTCGGTAAAGAACCTTCAAAAGGGGTTAATCCTGATGAGGTTGTTGCGTTAGGTGCGGCAATTCAAGGAGGTGTATTGGCTGGAGATGTTAAAGATGTCTTGTTATTAGACGTTACACCACTTTCATTAGGTATTGAGACTATGGGTGGGGTGTTTACTAAGTTAATTGAATCTAACACAACAATCCCAACTAAAAAATCTCAGGTATTCTCAACAGCAGTTGACAATCAACCAAGTGTTGATATTCATGTATTACAAGGTGAAAGAGCGATGGCCAAAGACAATAAAACTATTGGTAGATTCCAATTGACCGATATTCCACCATCACAAAGAGGAGTCCCTCAAATTGAAGTGACTTTTGACATTGACGCTAATGGTATTATTAATGTATCGGCAGTTGATAAAGGAACAAATAAAGTTCAATCAATTAGAATTGAGTCTTCATCAGGTTTATCCAAAGAAGAAATTGATAAAATGAAGGCAGATGCCGAAGCAAATGCTGAATCAGACCAAAAGGCGAGAGAAGAAGTTGAATTAATTAACAAAGCGGATTCTACAGTATTTCAATCTGAAAGGTCTTTAAAAGACTTAGAGGAAAAAATATCAGAAACTGATAAGAATGAATTAACAGAACTTATCAGTAGTTTAAAAGAATCTGTAGATAAAAAAGAGTTAACTATTTTGGAATCTAAAATGGAAACATTAAACAATAAATTCCAATCAGTTTCTCAAAACTTGTATGAGAATTCTAATAATGAATCAACCAACGAATCAACAAATGATACTGATTTTTCAGATGTAGAATTTGAAGAAGTCAAGTAATTGTTAATAACTCCCGTGAAAAAAATCTCAGGCCTTTTATGGTTTGAGATTTTTTGTGTATATTTGTGATATGAAAAACAAACTACCATACGAAACAACAGGACGAGCAATTAAAGGATATACTGAATCTGCAATTGCTAAAGGTGAGACAAATGATTGTGTTGTAAGAGCATTTGCATCTTCATTTGAGATTTCTTATGATTACGCTCACAAGTTTGTTGCTGAGGAGTTTAAAAGACAACCAAGAAGAGGTACTTTTTTCACGGCATCTAAGATGGTTAAGTTGTCAGAATGTAATATCAAAGTAAATGGTAAAAAAGTTTGTCCTGTTGGGACACCCACAAAAAATCCTTTACTCCCTCATTCATTATCTTATCCTGTTAAAGTAAAAGTTACTGGTACTGATAAACTATATAAAATTGTTAACAGACAAATGACCGTAGGAACTTTTGTTAAAAAGAATCCAAAAGGAACATTCTTTGTATTGGTTAAAGGTCATGCCTTTACAATCAAAGATGGTGTCGTAATTGGTAATCCTGAAGATGCGGTTAAAGCGAGACGACCAATGAGAGCGGCGTTTGAAATTAAATAAGATATGAAAGTAAGTTTTGATTTTGATGGGACATTATCCCGAAAAGATGTTCAGGACTTTGCCAAAGAATTGATTGGTAAAGGAATTGATGTATGGATTGTTACCTCAAGGATTTCAACGGAACCCGCATTAGAAAAAGGGTGGTATTGGATTGAAAAACAAAATGATGAGTTATACAAAGTTGCTGAGTCGGTAGGTGTAGTAAAAGATAAAATTGTCTTTACAGAACACATAGATAAAATTGTTTTTCTAAAAGATAAAGGGTTTGAATTTCATTTAGATGACGATGAACATGAGTTAATTTTAATAATGCAAAGTAAAGATTCTTGTGTTCCACTTAATGTTGGTCACTTTTCTTGGAAAGAAAATTGTTTAGAGGTGTTAAATAAATAAGTTATGAAAGTATTATTTTTAGACCACGATGGAGTTATTTGTTTGTCAAATAATTGGGGTGGTCGTTATAAAAAGAAAGGGTTTGATAGCAACCCTGAAACACCAATGGATATCCGAATGGATAATTTTGATGTGAAGGCGGTTAAAATTCTTAAAGAAATTATTGATGAAACAGGGTGTGAACTTGTTATATCATCTGATTGGAAATTACACGGGACTTTAGACCAAATGAAAGAAATGTACATCACTCGTGGTATTAAACCTCCTATTGATTACACTCCCAATATGAAAGACTTTGATGAGACTGGCCACGCTATGTTACATTGGAAGGGATTTAGTGAAAGTATCCGTGTTTATGAGGTCAATGAATACTTAAAGAATCATCCTGAAGTAACTCATTGGGTTGCGGTTGATGACCTGAATTTGTCATCACTTGAGAATTTTGTAAGAACAACCAAACCTTATAATGAGGGAATTAAACAGTCAGGTGTTAAGGATAAAATCCTGAAATATCTGAAATAAAAAAGGGGATGGTAGCGAACCTCCCCTTTAGTTGTTACCATAACGATAACGGTCCTAAAAGTCCTCTGTAAAGAGGATTATTTTTCTTTTACTAACTGTAAACATCTTTTTAAATATTCTTTGGCTCTTGACGATGGGTCAGGATGAGAAAGAACTTTTTCAATATCTTTCACTAATTCTTCACCGTGTTCATTTTCTTTATAAAGCTCAAGTACTTTATCCATGGCACTGTGACAATTACCTGTTGTCTCATCTAAATAATTTTTACCACGAAATGTGTTAAGATGATTCATTAAATCGTAAGATAAATGTTCACCAGCATCTGTAACATCAGGGTGTAATCTTATGGTTCTTAAAATATCCAAAGCGTCTACCATACCTCTAATACCACCACTTCTTTTATACAACTTTGAAGTGTAGTTTTTAAACCCATCATTTAAACCGACAATTTCATCCAAACTAACTGTGTTAGTTGTAAGGCATCTTTGTTTTCCTTCATTAGGTTCTTGAGTTGAGTCTGACTCAAGAATATGCTGTCTAATTGCTTTACGAAGTTTATTTTCGTCAATTATGTATTTTTTCATACTAAATGTTATTTATATAGATAAATATTAATATAAATCAAAATAACTCAACATTTGGTTTATATTAATATTCGTAATTTTTTATTACATAAATGTTAAATTAACATATATGGACGATGATGAATCGAATCAAGACGTGGAGACAAATATTTTTGGGGAATCTTTCAATAAAGTTCCTTATGTTAGCAATGTTCTTCAATCCATTTGGATTCGATGCGGTTCAATATTATCTGATTGTTACGACAGGGAGTTTATTTTATGCAAATTTAATTTTGTATTGCGTATCGGGACTATTTTTTGGTCTTTATTTCTTATTTCGGAAATACTCTAAATAATAATCATTCATCACTATCCGATTTTTCTTCAGGTGCTGGTATTTGGGTTAAAACCCAAATATCAAAAATCAATAAATAAATCCACCAAGTTAATGATGAAACATCATATTTCTCAGGATATAAACTTGTTTGTAAAAACAATAGTAATAGTTTTAAAACTATAAAAATTCTAAAAAATAAGATTAATGCCGCTAGTAAAGGGGAGTACTTCATAGGTTAAATTCAAATCGGGTTTTCATTGAGTCAATAATATTATCAGGAACATTGTGTACATTCTTACCACCGTGTCTATTTTCCACAATTATTGTAAAAACTTTATACCCAAATTCTTTAGCAATGTTGAAATAATATTCCATCTCCCATTCTTGGGTGAATGTATTTGACACGGCAATTTTTGGAATAGATGATTCCATGGCGTATTTTACATTATCTTGACAATCTTTATGAGCGTCTTTGATTTTTGTAAAATCAAATTTGTATTCACCATTTTCATCAATAAAATATTGGTCCGCCTCAAATACGTTTGAGGTTAATTGTCTTGCAAAAGTTGATTTACCTGAACCTGGTACTCCCCTAACGATATATAAAACTTTTTCATTCATAACACAAATATAGGGATATTTATTTAAATAAAAAAGAAGTTATGAAAAATTTAGATTTATTAATAGAATCAGTTTTACGTGAATATAAAAACCCACCTATGAAATTAAAAAGAGGTGTTGACGTTTCTCCTGAGTTAAAATATCATTTAGAAAATAAAGTTAGTTTAAGTGAAAACGTTTTTAGAATATATTCATCAAAATATTTTGATTTGATTAATGAAGCTAGAGAACTTTATAATCAAAATTTGTTATCATTAAACGAAAATGATATATGGTTAGTTGAATCTGATTTAGGAAAAAAAGTTATCCTTGAAAATGGGGATGAGGTTTATTTGGACGCACCTATTTATGAAAATGACCTTGAGGATGTTTTAAATGAAGCGATACACCGTGGTAAAAAAGTTAAATTAGGTAGTCCATTTAGAACACCTGGCGGACCAAAAAAATTCGCAGTTTATGTTAAAACCCCAAAAGGTACAGTAAAAAAAGTTACATTTGGGGACCCAAATTTAAGAATTAAAAATGCTAGTAAAGGCAGGGCAAAATCATTTAGAGCGAGACACAAATGTGACCAAAAGAAAGATAGAACAACTGCTGGATATTGGTCTTGTAATGTGTCAAGATATAGAAAAAAATTAGGTTTAAAATCGTCAAGAAGCTGGTAATATGAACAAACGTTTAAACGTGTTAAATGAAAATAAAGTCAAAGAATTTTTCAATAAACACAAAGAATCAATAAAAAAAACATTCTTAGAAGAACTTAAAAATTCAAGTGATGATGCTAAATCAGCATATTCTAATTTAATTAAATTGGTTAATAGTGGGGAATCAATTAGTGAAGAAGAACGTGAAAAAATTGGTAATGAACTTAAGAGTGTATTTAAAAGAACTTTAACTAAATTAGGTATGGCGGGTATATTTTTGTTACCTGGTGGTACTATATTTTTAATATTAATGAAACTATTTAAAAAGAAAAAATCAAAAGTTAATGATTTACCATTTGACGAAATAAATGAGGGTAATAAAAAAATCCGTGTGTTTAGTGAAAATACCGAATCTGATGAATTAAAATGGCACAGAGATAGAGAGGATAGATTAGTCACAGTCCTTGAAGGTCAAGGATGGGAAATACAAATGGATAACGAATTACCAAAAAGTCTTACAAAAGGCCAAAAATATATAATACCTGAAGGTGTATATCACAGAATAATTAAAGGACAAGGTAATTTAAAAGTATCCATAGAATTTATTTAGAAAACCTTTTTAACGCATTCTCAGTGATAAAAACATATTGGGATTCTCTAAACTCAGATAAAGTCCTTGAATTAGTGTAGGACATTGCTGATTTAAGATAATCCTCAAAGTTTTCAACCCAAGAACTTAATTTATATTCAACCTTATTAAATTTAGATATCCCTTCAGAAGTTTTTAATACTGGTCTATTCCATTTTCTTTGAACTTCTTTGGTTGACATACCCCTAAAATTTTTATACATGTGTTTTCTAAGGTACGGACACTTATCCCAAATTTTAACTGAAGTTTTATAACTGATTGGGATTTTTTTGAATAGTTTAGTTTGAGAACAAGACTCTAAAGTTTGATTTAATAATCCTCCTAACATAACATAATCGGCACCTAACATAATCGCTTTAATTATGTCATCGTAATTCCTAAACCCACCATCGGCAACTATGTTTGTAGTGTAATTAGATAATTGTTTAATCCAAAAACATTCACTTATTAATGATGCCATCGGATAATGAACACCTGTATTTGCTGAGGTTAAACAACCACTACCACCACCAATGCCAACTCTAACATAATCAACACCAATCTCACAAAAACGTTTAAATGTTTCAGGATTAGCAATATTCCCAACCATAAGTTTGTGAGAATCGGTCGGTCTCATTTCAATAAACCTTTTAGATAAAGTGTGGATTTTTTCCATATGACCATTTGCAATGTCCACCAAAATATTTTTTGGTTCGGTCTTTTCAGGTAATAACTCTAAGTACCACTCAAATTCATCCAAAGACAGTGAAAAAAACGAATTAGTGTCAACACTTTTAACACCTCTAGGTAAACAAACAACTAAATTATTTTTAGTAAAAATTTCTTGATTATCGTAATCAATTACAGTATCCATTGGGGAAACAATAATTGGTAATTTATTGTTTTCATCTTTAACATTAATCTCACTTCTTGAATTTATTGATGAAATTGATTCTGGAATAATTGTAATGTCTTTAAAATCAAATTTTTGTTCCATATTAGTTTTTTGTTTCTTCGTTTTTAATTGAGTCAATCATAGTTGTTATACGTTTAATTGATTTTTCTTTTAATGGTAATGGCGCTCCATCTTCATCAATATACACAAATTTAGTGTGAGTTTTTAATACAATATATTGTTTTCCTGTTCTAACATTATGCGCTCTGGCCTCAATATATAAAGTCACAGATGTGGTTCCAATAGATGATGGCCACCCAAATATTTTTAATAACTGACCTTCTTTTGACGGTTTTTCAAAAACGCATTTATCTATAGATACTGTAACCATTCTAGGGGTGTCACATAATTGCATTGCGTAGGCCACAGCAGATGCATCTAACCACGCCAAAAGTTTCCCACCAAACAAATTTCCGTGAAATCCTAAATCAGATTTTTTAATAGGGTGGGTGTTTAATAATTCCATTTCTAAATTTTTAACCATTTATTATCGCTATTTAACTTAAAACTCCCTACGTATTTTTTATTCCATTCGTTAGGACCAATTAATGATAAGAAAACACTTTCATCATTTCCATAGTAAAGGTGATATATTTCACCAACAACTGGCTCAAAAGTAAATTTAGAGTTATAAATCATCTCGTTCCATAAAAATTCCTCCATTAATAAATCATAGTCTTTTTTCATTTCCTCAAATTTTGATTTAAACTGATGATTTACTTTTTGTAATTTAGATGCCTTCCATCCGTCAACATTTTCTATACTAATACTTGGGGCCCCCACATTAGAACCATAGGGTAATAAACCTGGATTATCGGCAACATTGTCAGGTTTTTTATTTTTTCGTATATTTATTATTTCCATAAAGTAAAAATAAAACATATTTATTAGTATATAAAGAGTCTCCCATGCAAGAACACGGTTATAGAATTGAATTCATTAGTAGATTACTGAAAAGAAAAGTGTTTCAGTATTCAGGTGATTTTTATCAATTCCCTAACCCAAGAAAAGAAGGTATTACATATGAATTCAAATACCGAGTTAAAAAAGTTAACGACATCAAAATGATGATTCATACTGGTGATTGGAAACCTGTCATATTTTTGGAGGTTGAGCTTTTTGATTTTGATGATGAAATGGATTATACTTTTAAAAATCTTTTAAAGGCATTAAGGGGTTCTGATAATGTGGAAGGACTTTTAGATATTGTTGCAAAACCCACATTATGGGAAATAAAAGGAGAAATCAGGGAATATTTGATGTCTGCAATAGGGTTTGAGGGGACTATCGCGGTTACTAAAACCGACATACAATTCAAAGAAACCGAGAGTATTAATGAAACTAAGGCACACAGATTACCAATTCAAAAAATGATTAAAGACGTTGTTTCTATATTAAAGAAAAATCAAGAGGGTGAATTTTATTTACCTGAAGATATTAATGATGAAATGGTATATAATTTTACGAATGTTAAAGATATTTCAGTTGAGTTAACCGTTAGAAAAGATGACGACATAAAAAGATTTGCAGTTAATGGAAATTATGTTAAAGACCAAGATGTTATTGAAGTTTTAGTTGTTGTTAATCCTGATGAAAATATTAATAAATTACTTTACGATATTATTGGCGAACTAAATGATTTGTTTGCTCACGAATTAGAACACTACAGACAATATAAATCGGGAGAGTTTGAGTTAGGGGGTAATGCGGATATTGAAGACCCATTAGAATATTACACAAGACCTGAAGAAATTAAAGCACAATTAAAAGGGTTTAAACGATTATCAAAAATTCGTAGGATACCTTTAAATGCAACAATTAGAAATTGGTTTGAAACTCATGAAGATATTCACCATTTAAATAATAAAGATAAGGAAAAAGTGATAAACACTTTGTTACAAAACGTTTAATTTTGTAATTTACTAATTAGTTTCTTAAAAAATTCACTTAAAACTTTACCTGATAAAGTAATTAATTTTGACATCCCGATTGACGAAACAAATAACATAGTATCGTCATACGTAACTTGACCTGTTTGTACTAAGTTTATAATTGGACCTAGTGATGGTATCATAAAGGCGTAAGATAACATTGTCACCATACTACCAACATTAATATCAATTGATTTTAAAAATGAAATAAAAGTTTTCTTTAAATTTTTAGATTTATTAAGTGCGATTTTAAATACATCAAACAAACCTTTTTCTTTAATTTTATCAATAATATCACCAATAAAAGTTCTATTATTCATAAAAATAGTTCCTACAATACCTAATAAAATTAATGTCGTATCTCTATCACTTAATTCAGGATACTCGCCTGATAAAAAATCATTAACTGGTTTCATAAAACCACCAATACCCGCTCCCCAAGTAATTAAAAATCCAAGATTGTTTGAAAACTCATCTTTAGAAAATTCTGTAATTCGTTTAAAAAGATTATAGTTTTGTTTCACATCATCTTCTATTTCGTTATTAAGAGACTCAACAATAAGTTTTCTTTTTTGTTCTTCAGTAATTAAAATTGTGGTTTTCATATTAATATAAATATCTTGTTATATTTATTAATAAATATTTTATATCATGTTTAAACCAAAATTACAAGAAAAGGATAGAATTAGATTATTAAATATGGAAGGTGAAACCAAACCTTACCCTGGTTGTTATGGTGTAGTTAGAGGTGTATTTAGAGACCCTGACGATGGTTCTGAAGCTTACTATGTTAATTGGGATGATGGTGATAAAGAAAATATTGGTAACATCATATCAACCAATAATCTATTCTCAACTACAGACAGATGGATGTTAATTAACAGAGCAAAATCCCCAATTGAAGAGAAATGGTCTCAAAAATATAAAAAAAGTATTGATTGTAAAAACCCAAAAGGGTTCTCTCAAAAAGCTCATTGTCAAGGAAGAAAAAAAAGAAAGGTAAATGAAGACCGTGATATGGATACCTTTATTAAAAATGCCGATGTCGTTAAATACTTTAAAATGAATAATAAAAATTACCTCTTGGAATTAGTTAGATTTTTAAAATTAATTAAAAAGTCGGGTATAGTTAATATGTTTGGAGCTTCTCCGTTCTTATATATGGGTAGAGATTATATTGATAGACACTATGGTGATGGAACGATAGGCGACGATGAAGCGTTTGAGGAAGTATTAGATATGGCAGATGATGCTAGAAATATAATGATTATGGTCACAATGAATCTAATTGAAGATAAGTACAAAATTGATTCAGAAAAATTAGGTGATGATGAAGATAAAACATCAATTATTTTACTTTTAGAATAAAGAATACGAGGACCGTTACCAAACTCCTCAACAATACCAATAATCGCACTTTCAAGACCATCCAACATAACAGCACCTTCAGCGAAAAATTCCAAATCCTTATCCATATTTTAATGATAAATTTAATATTGTTGTTAATCAACATATTTATAAATAAAAAAATTATGAACGCTTATTTTTTCAATATTACAAACGAGGAAAGAAATAACATATTAGACAAGCATAAAGAAATTTATGACGGATATGTGACTCAATATCCGTTAATAATAGAGGTGAAGTTGGTGAGTATAGAAATATGAATATCAATGAAATGAAATATGATGGTAAAGATACTGGATTGTTTTCCGATGAAGCAACTGAGGACGTTTATTCAGGGTCTCACGGATTTGAACCTGAAGAAACATTTGAAGAGTTAGATGAAATGCAACTAGATACAATTGGTGATGGACCCATGGATTTAGAACACGGAACTGTTGACTTTAATGAGGAAGTATGTTCAATTTGTGGAATGATTGACTGTGAATGTGACCACCACGACGATAGTATCTTTGATGAACTTGACGACGATATGGTTGAACCATTACAAGAACAATTAAATAGAACTATTGACATGTTCAATAGATTTAAGAAATATTGAAATGGAAATTAAGGAATTAGTGTCGTTTTACATTAATGAATCATCGCAAACATTAGACGTAACTTTTAGAACTTTATTAGATACTGACGATGAAATTAGAACTGACCAAATAAATTTTAGTGAAATTAAAAATTTTGGTTATGATGTTTTACTTAATAGGATTGATGAATTTGAAGACTTGTTAGATGAGGACGAATTTGAATATGATGATTTTGACGAACTTTTTGAAGATGATGAATTAGAAGATGACGTAATTTCGTTTTTAAATGAATATTACTTAATAAATTCAGGTAACTTGCCTAAGGCCGAATTTTTTTAAAAATATGAAAAATAGAATTAACATTAATGAAAGGGAATTAAAAACCTCAATTAGAAAGGTTTTAAATGAACAACTTTTAAACAAATCGGTGGAATCAAAATTGTTCCCTAATGTCATTGATAAAATGAAAAGAATGAATGATGGGGTTTATAAAGATTTTGATAAGTCTTACGATTACAAATTAGAGAATATGAAGTGGTTCTTTAAAAGAAAAACAGATAAATCAAACAATTGGGTTAGTTTAGAGAAATACCCCGTAGCATTAAAAAAATTATACGGACAATTATCATCAACTTTAAATAAGAAATATCAAAAAGCGAATAACCAAAAATTCATTATGGGGTTCCAATTATGGATGAATAAAAATAAACCCAATTGGTTTAAAGGTGGTAAGTTACCTAACAATTATCTAGGGACATATGGTCCTGAAACAAAAAATGCGATGAAAACTTACAAACAATCTTATGTGAGTGCTCTAAAACAAGAAACTAAAAAAAGTGGGACACTTTGGGATGATGTGAAAAACTTAGCATCTGTTGCGGGTGTTGCGTTAGATGCGTTTTTAACTTTTACGTCCCCAGCATACTCTGGTGTTAAAACAGCGGGAAATGCTGCGGTCAGAGGAGTTAAAAAGTTTTTAAGAAAACAATTTCCAAATGTTATTCAGTTATTTTATTCAAGGGATTTAGACGAGTCCGACTTTAAACCTGACCAATTGGCGGTCATTAAAACTGCGGTTAATAATGCGGTTAAAAGAACTGGTAAAACTAAATTAGGCGCTACCGAATATGTTGATTATGGTAAAGAAAATGCCGATAAATGGTTCGGACCTGGTGGTGTAAAATCTGTAGATATGGTTTTGAATACTTTAAATAGTAATCCTATATTTATGATAGCAACAACTTTAGGTAGATTTACTTATAAAATTGAAAATGGTAAACTAAAAGTAACCGACATTTATGACTTTAGTCCTATTCCTGATGCTAAAACAAATTTAAAGGAACTTGAAAACTTAACATATCCGCAAAAAATATTAAAAATAAAAAATGAAAACCCGAAGGCTGGGTGGTACGCTTGTATTAGACATTTGGCTTACTTAGAACATCCTGACACCAATGTTAATAATAAACCAAAAGTAAATATTACTATAGATTATCCTCAAAATGTTGCGTAATTGAAAAAATCCATTATCTTTGTAATAATAAAAAGACAAAGAGATGAAATTCATAAAATCAATTTATTGGGGTAGTGTTATTTTTTGGTTAGTCGTTTTTTCAGTTATTTTACTTTGTGGTAACGAATCTTACGTTGTTAGTCCGTACCTTTTAAAAGGATATTCATACGATTCATATCTTGATTTGTTCGCGACTTTGTTTTTAAAAGATAATAATCTGACTTTATTTGAAAAATGCTGTGATATCATCAACTACATTGGTAGAAATTACGGGTATTCATATCAAGACATTAATATTATTATATTTGTTATTATATCTCCATTACTGATGTTAAATTTAATAGTAATTTCAGTGTCTCAATTTTTCTTCATACTATCTAAAAAATAGTTTTTAAAACCACCCCCTCAATTAGGGGGTTTTTTATTTCCATTAATATTTATAACTATGAGAAGTGAAATTGACAATATAATCTCAGTTATGAATATGGTTATTAATAAATCATATGACACAGAATTAAGTGAACAAGATACCACTACGGCGGGCGGAGGAGATACTGGTGGAGATACAAAACCAGATTATCCGACAGTGACAAAATGGGAATCAGGTGTTGCTAGAGGACCTGCCAATCAAATAGCGATAGTTAAATGGGCGGACATTGTAAAAGTTAACAGAGGTAAAGCTAATACTTTATTGTAAAATTTACTTTTTTATATTATAAACTATTTATAAGATAAAATAAGATATGAAGAAACTGTTGATTACAGAATCGGAAAAAGACAATATATTAGGTTTATACAATATAACCGCAACTAATAACATTAGTGAGGAAATTGTTATTACCGATTGGTTATCTCCCGATGAAAAATACATCATATTTTTGGATGAGTTATATGACATTGAAAACAAAACCAAACTTGGGAATATATGGGAAGACTTTAATAATTTAAAAACTTTCTTATCACACTCATTTGCTGTGTCAACTTTACCCAAACAAATAAAGGAAGAGGCAGAATTAATCCTAAGTAGTAAACTTATAACCGAAAGTACAAAAAACATTTCACATTTAAAATCAGATTTCAAGGTCCTGTTAAATGAAGGATTATGGAGTAGTTTTAAAAATTGGGCTTACGAAACAGGTAAATCCACTATTGACGGATTTAAAGAATTCGCTAAAAAAAGTGTTAAAGGTATTGGTGATATTGTTGATAAAATATCTAAGGGTGAATGGAAAGAAGTTTTTTCATTATTAGGGAAAGGAGTTTTATGGTTGGCAAGAAAACTAAGAAGTGCATTGTATCATCCTGTCGGGTTGATTCTTGACGCTATTTTAGTTGCGACAGGAATTGGTAAAGCGGTTCAGTGGATTCCTTGGGCAATAATAGTTGCTTTAGATGTGTATGAAATGGTTACAGGTAATTATGAGGAAAACTTACCTACTTGGCAAAGATTATTATTCTTAGGAGTTGATATCTTAGGTTTAGTTTTTGCGGGGGCAGTAGCTAAATCAGGAAGAGTGGCCCTTGAAGGTGCTGTTAGAGGGGTTAAAACCGCTGAAGAGTTGGGAGTGGTTGCGGCTAAAAACTCAACCGTAAAAAACTTGTTAACTAAAATTGGTGGTGCCGTTGAAAAAGTCCCTGGTCTTTTAGAAAGAGCCGTTAATTGGTTAAAAACTAAATTCCCTATGGGTGCTAAATTTATTGGTGGTATCTTAAGTAAAATTGGTAAATTTTTAAAAGGGATATCTAATTTTATTTCTAAGGCGTTACATACAATTGCACCTGGAACTGGTAAATTGGCAAGAGGGTCAAGAGCTGCGATTGGAACAACCGCTTTAGTTGGTGGTATTGGAACTTATAGTGGGTATAAACAAGAAAAAGGTGAGATGGAATTGGCATCCGCACTAACAGACTCAGATGTGAAGTCGGTATATAATATAAATAAAATATAAATATTATGAGTGAAGATTTATTAAAAAGACAATTATTGTTAATGAAATACGATATGAGTACAACATTAACTGAAAATTTAGAAAGTGTTGAATCCGTAATTTCAGAACAAGGTGTTATAAAAGATATTGTTAGAGGTGGTGGAGTTGCGGCTCGTGAACTTGAGGGTGTACTTAAAACTATGATGAAAGATAGTAAAGTTGCTAATGAACTTAAAAATGTGACTTTAACTGATGCTAAAGGAATGAGGACGGGAGTTAGAACCGCTGAAGAACTTGCAAGTGCGATTAAATTAGGTAAACTAAATAGTTTTCTAAAAGGTGAACTTGAGTTAGCTATATTAAAATCAAGAACAACTAATAAATCATTAATTGATGCTGCAGCTAGTAACTTAGCAAGAAACAAAAGTTTTATAAACAAATATTCATCATCATTAGCTAAAGGTCAAGTTGAGTACGAAAAAGCGTTAAAGGCCGCTGGATATAGCGAAGAGGCGATAACTTCAATTGTTAAACAAACTGAAAACATTGGAGGTAAAATAAAAACAGGTGAAGATATCCTTAAAACATCAGGTAAAGACGTTCAAGCAGGTAAAAATATAAAATCTGAAAAAGATTTATTTAGTTTAAATACTCAAAAAGGTAAATGGGAAGGTTTTAAAAAATTGGCCCGAATGAAAGGGTTGAAAGTACTTGAATACGCTAAAAGACTTGGTTGGAAAAAGGTAATTATGTATGGTGCAGCAGGATGGTTGGCGATATATCTTTGGAGAAACTGGTTTTCCGCAAAACCTAAGATATGGAGTCAATGTTTAATTGATTTTGTTGGATACAACAATTTTTCAAAGGCGGTTCAGATTAAACCAGGTATTTTATCTGTTAAAGGTAAAACAGGTTTACAATCGTTAGACATGAACGGATATACTTATTTTAGAAATGATGGAACCGCAAAAAATGGTCAATTTGAAGGTACTTGGGAATGTGATGGTGAAAAATTAGTATTAGAATTTGATGGTCAAGAATATTATCCTGTTAAAGGTTCAGTAACACCTGTAGTCACAGATGGTGGAGGTGGAGGTTCTAACACAGATGGTGGTGGAGGAACAACCCAACCAACATACAGAGCTTGTAGTGGAACATATAATAAAGGATGTAAATCTGAAGTAATTAGAAAAGTACAAGGTTGTTTAGGTGTTAAAATGGACGGTTTATTTGGACCTAAAACAGAAGCGGCTGTTCAGTCTAAACTTGGTAAATTGATTTTTAGTGATTCTGATGTTGATGGAATTTGTGGTATTGCACAAAATGTAACAACCACAACTACAACTGTTAAACCTATTTCAGAACCAACAACAATAGAACCTGAATCAGTTAATGTTAAAGATTTTTTAGCAGGGATTTAAATAAAATAAAATTAATATAAAATACGATGTTATTAAAAGAAGACCAAAATACAGGATTAACAAATTTAAAAGAAATCAAAGCGAAAAAATGTGTAACCGATGATTTTAAGTTTGTAACTAACCCTATTAATAATAAAGTTGCTTTATACAAGAAAACTGAAAAAGGGAATTGGATTTTTGTTTATGAAGATTTAACTATTGAGGCAATTAATCCATCTACTAAAGAAACATTGAAGACGGGTAAAATATCTTGCGAAGGGTTTAAGTCGGTAGAACAAAAAAAATCTGACGAAGAAAAACTTAAATCTGACGAAGAAAAACTTAAAATAACTGCAGACAATAAAGTTGTAGAGGACGTTTTAAATAAAGCTGGATATACTTTAGTTGCTCCTGAGATTACTGACGGTAGATATGACAAAAGAATGGACATTAGACTACTGATGGGTGGTAAGTATAAAGATTATTATAAAGATTTAGGTGGGACAGGTGGTCCTATTTACGCATATCCAATGGAAGATGAAACACCTGAAAACTATTCATTAAAGGATAGAATCACACGTAGACCGACAGATGATTCCGAAATTACAGGTAAGATTGATAGTAAATCAGCTAAAAAACTTCTTAAAAGAGTAAAGAGTGGTGAGACATCTAAAAAAGATTGTAGAAGTATGATTAAAACTTTAGATTATCTAAGAAAAACTAACGCACAAGTTGATGATGCCGAATTAATGTCATTAAAACGTGGAGTTTTTGCTTGTTATGAACAAGGTGAAAAATTTATTGAGGGTACGTTAGGTGTTGGTGATGAAATGAAAAATATAATAGGTGATACAAGTAAGTATGGTATTAATGAATTTTTAACTAATAAAATGAATATGAAAGAATCAACAAGCATTAAAAGTGTAATTAAAGAAAATTTAATTAAAAAATCAATTGAGAAAAAAAATATTCTTATTAGTGAAACTACGGTAATTAAAAATAGATACGAAGTATTAACTGAAGGTAAAAGTATTAAAACTGAAAAAGAAATTAGAGAATTTGTTAATGAACTAATTAAAGAAACTGCCGAGTTAAATTCATTAGGGTATAGACCTGAATTAATCCAAGAAGGGTTATTTGACATGGTTAAAGGTTTATTCGGTAACGCATCTGAAAGCATCTTCAGTTACTTCAAAGAGCAATTTGCAACTTGGATTGTTGAGAAATTTACACCAATAGAATCTGATAGTTGGTTAGGGTCAATAATTATAACGGCAATAGGTAACGTTCCGATAAGTGAATTACCAAAATTAACTAATTGTAGTTTTGTTAGTAATATCATATCAAAATCAATTGTTGAGGGTACCACTAAGAAAATACAAGCTGAAAGAGGATTTGAGGGTGCGGGTTATGATATTTTACGTAACGCATTAATTGAGATGGCTGAAGACAGTTCATTTGGTCAAAAAGTTGAACAAAAAGTTAGTGAATTTATTTGTCCTTTATTGGGTGGTATTGGTCAGAAATTAGGTTCTGCAGCATCAACTATCAAACAAAAAGTGATGGCATAAAAATCTTTTAGATTTGTCTAAAAGGCTTAACATTTTAAAAGAAAGGAGAGCAAATCTAGCAAAAAGGTGTCGTTTGACACCTTTTTGTTTTAACTATAAGATTTTTTAAACTCATTCCAAATCTCTGAAATAGATGGATTAATAACTTCTGAAAATAATGAAGGTTCAAAAGGACGATTAATCAATTTCATACCAGCCTCTTCGGGTGTTTTATTATCTTTTATTCTATTACAGTTTTTACAACAAGTTGTTAGATTTAACCAAGTATTTCCACCACCCCTTGATTTAGGTAAAATATGGTCAATAGTAAGATTTTTAGATATCCCACAGTACGAACATTTAAAACCATCCCGTTTAAAAATACGTTGTCTATTAATTTTTAAAGGTTTAACTCTAAATCTAACGTAATTCAATAAACGTATGATAAGGGGTCTAACGTATTTTTTATGTCCTGATGTTATAGGGTTATCACCTGACTTTAAAACTTCCGCTTTACCTTTATCCACTAATGTAAACCCCCTAATTAATGTCGTAACATTTATTGGGGTGTAATCAGAATTTAATACTAATACTTTATCCATTGCTCATAACATTATAAGAAAATTAAATAACATTCAAGAGTAAAAAACGATTATACGTAAAATACACTATTATTTTTTTTTGGTTATATTTATTTAATATGAATATAGTTGATAAAGTTGAATATTACAACAAAGTAAAAAGATTAAATGATAGATATTGGGATAAATCTAAACATTTTAGATGGAAATATAGTGAGATTGTTGTTAATGAGTTAAAAAAAATAAATCCTAAGACCGCAATAGAGATGGGTACTAATAGAATGTCTTTAATGGGTTTTAGTGATACTATAGCGTTAGAAATTGACACAGTTGACCCTGATAATATAAAAAATAAAAATTATATTTTTGACGCAACAAAAACTCCTTGGGATATACCTGATAAAGAATACGATGTATTTGTTGCTTTACAAGTTTTAGAACATTTAAGTCCTAGTCAAAAATTAGTTTTTGATGAAATAAAAAGAATATCAAAATATTGTATCATTTCATTACCCTATAAATGGGATTGCCCTGACGATATTGAACATCACATGATTGATGATGAAATAATTAAAGAATGGACTATGGGTCACACTCCGTATCATTCAGAAATAATATCTGAACGAATAATACTTTGTTATAAATTTTAATATGGAGAATCTTAAATGTGTAATCAACAGAGATAGTGATGTTGGTACATTTTTACATGTAAAGACAATGGTTGAAGAATTATATTCTGATAATTCTAAATACCATAATTGTCTGGTTATATTAGGATATAATTTAGGTAAAGAGATTAATTTCTATAGAGAAAAATACCCTAATAAAAAAATAATAGTTTACCAATTAGAGCAACTTTTTAATTATAACCCAAATTGGTTTAACCCTAATAGTAATTCAAAACATGTGAAACATAGAACCTCTCACATTAAAAAATGGTTGGATGAATGTGATGAAATATGGGAATATGATTTATCTAATAAGTGGTTTTTAGAAACTCTTGGTTACAATAAAGTAAAATTTGTACCACTTAAATATTCTAAATCTTTAGAAAACATAAAGGTTAATCAAAACCCTAAATACGACATTTTATTTTATGGTGCAATAAATAAAAAACGATTTGAAATTTTAAAAAAAATAAATTCTAAATTTAATTTAGTTGTTATTGGTGACAATTTTGATGTAGATAACGTTGAGTTAAATAATTCGGGAATTAAATTTTTACCTAAAGATTTTTCGGATAAGTTAGATAATATAATTTCAGAAACTAAAATTATTTTAAATTTACATTTTTATGAATCGTCAATACAAGAACAAGTAAGGTTATTTTATTTATTAAATAATAGTAAATGTGTTGTATCGGAACTAAGTAAAAAGAATTATTATGGTGATTTAATCCACGAATTTGAAAATTATGAAACTTTAGAAAAAAAGTTAACTGAATTGTTGACTAACAATAAATGGTTAGATTTTAGTAGAACAATATCTCATAGGTTTAAAACTAAACAATTTAATAATTTAAAAGTTGGGGTTTCATATAATTCCTTTTATAATGTTGACGTATTAAAAAAATCAATTGAATCAATTATTAATGTTGTTGATTACATATGTGTGGTTCATCAGAAAAAAAGTTTTTCGGGTGAAATCGGCTCAATTGAAAATAATATTTTATTACAAGAATTGGTTGATTGTGGTTATATAGATGAATTGGTGTTATATGATGAAGATGTGGTAGATAAGATTATCGGAATGATAGACAAACGAAATGTTGGTTTATCTAAATGTAAAAACGCGAATTGTGATTATATTCTAACTTTAGATAATGATGAATGTTATAATGATAGATATGTTACTGATGAAATAAAATTCATGAATGAGAATGGTATTGACACATTATATTCACCAATCGTGTCATATTATAAAAGTGATAAATATTACTTTGTTGAGGACAAACTTTACGTACCATCAATTTATAAAATTGATGAAAGAAAATATGGTAGACATATAAGTAGTTCAGTTCTTTCTGACCCTGCAAGAAAAATGCCCGAAAAAAAATATTATATTTCTCAAATGTATATGCACCATCTTACTTACTTAGAAAATAATTTTAAAGAAAAACTTAATAGTAAAATTTTATTTTCGGTGGATAATAATAAAAAAAGTTTCTCACATCAAATATTAGAAAATTTAATTAATTGGATACCTGGTAATAAAGGGTTAGTTATTGGTAATAACGATAAAAATGAGAATATTTTGGTATTAAAAGATTTATTAACGTTAAATAAAATGGTTAATGAATTTGATATAAAAAACAATAAAAAGGACATATCAATCATCATCCCAACGTATAATGTTTTAAATTATTTAACCGAATGTTTAGATTCTGTATTAACATCAATTAAAGATTTAAATGTTGAGATATTAGTTGGAATTGATGGGTGCAAAAAAACACTATCTTATATTCAAGACAGTAAATTTGACCCAAGAATTAGATTCTATTACTTTAATCAAAATGTCGGACCTTATATTGTTAAAAATAGTTTATCACTGATTTCAAATTCTGATTATTTAATGTTTTTTGATTCTGATGACATTATGAAAGAAGAACTTGTCCAAGACATCATTCGTTATAAATCAACACATAAGCTAATAAAGCCTATGTATATAGATTTCAACGAAGAAGTTAAAAACATTAATTTGGAAAAATCAAATGCAAACACATATGGTGAAGGTGTTTTTGGAATTGAGAAAAAATTATTTTTAGACATGAATGGTTTTGAGGGGTGGAGATGTGCGGCGGATTCTGACCTAATGAATAGATTATATAAAAATAATGTCAAATTAATCCATACCAAATCTTTAGGGTTTTATAGAAGGGTCCATAAAAATAGTTTAACTCAACATCCCGATACTAATTTATCTTCTCAAATGAGAGGTAAATATTATAATTTAAGTAAAAAAAGAAAAACTTTTGGACCGATAGAAAATTTAGTAACCGAATCTTTTTATGAAATTTTTAATAAAAAGATTATTGATGAAGAGTATGAAAAATTCATAATTAATAAACAAAAAATAGATACTCTATTAACTGACGTTATTAAATTAAATGTTAAACCAAAAAATTCTGATTCCAAAATAAATTATGATTTAATCAATCAAGTTTTAAATAGAACTGATATATACCATCCATCAAAAAATGTGAAACCTGTTAGAGAACATGTGCCAAACGACAGGAATAAACTTATTGAAATTAAAAAGGGTACTTTGGCGGCTCAAAATAGGGAGTTCTTCCCTCAAAAAAGAAAACGTGACGACTCAAATAACCCATTTTCAAGAAAAAACAAATACTAAGTTGAACCGTAACCAAAAAAACGTTACATTTGTAAAAAAAATCTAAAACTATGTATGTAATAATCAAAAGCATTAAAAACAAAAAATCAGGTAAATGGTTACCTGTTATAATTTTAAATTCTGATAATGAAGTTTGGGAGTTTGAATCTGAAAAGGAGGCTGATAAGATGAAAGAGATATTTCAAACAAATTCAGATTCAGGTCACATTTATTCAGTGAAAAAAATATAATTTTAAAGAAATATTGATTAAACGAGGATTTTTCCTATATTTGTAATAGTTATTAAAAAACAATGAAAACATTTGGTAAACATATGATTAATTTTAAACAATCACAGATTGTCATCTCGTGTAACCGCAATTGGTATCCGAGCATGTCATATGGTAGTCCGAAGTGTTTTATAAGTTAAAAAAGATTAACTATGATATAAGCCCTCGGACCACAAGTTCGGGGGTTTTTTGTTCTTTGACATATTGGTATAAAAATTCGGAGGGTATCTGGCTGGATGAAGAGCTCGTCTTGAAAACGAGTAAGACGTGTAATAGGTCTTGTGGGTTCAAGTCCCACACCCTCCTCGCTAAAAAATAAATTATGGGAAAAAAAGAAACTATTAAAATTGTACTTGAGGGGACCTTCAACTCAAGTCAGGAAAATTTAAGAAAAGAAGGGATTAAAATTAAAGTAAAATCAAAACTTTTAAAAAAGATTTTAAAAAAACTCAAAAAGTGAGTTCACTGTCCTGTAGACGAACTGGCAAAGTCACCTCGCTTTGAACGAGGAAATTGGAGGTTCAAATCCTTCCAGGACAACAATAAGGAGAGGTTGCCAAGTTGGTCAAGGCACTGGACTGAAAATCCAGCAATGTGGGTTCGATTCCCACCCTCTCCACATAGAAAATAAAATTTTATGGTAGCTATAGCTCAGTAGGTAGAGCAAAGGATTGTGGTTCCTTGTGCCATGGGTTCGATTCCCATTAGTTACCCACTTTGGTCTCTTGGTGTAACGGACAGCACGAAACACTACGGATGTTTTAGAGAAGGTTCAAATCCTTCAGAGACTTCTACGGAGAATTACCCAAGATGGTTTAAGGGGTCACATTGCTAACGTGATAGGTCTGAAACATGATGCGTGGGTTCGAATCCCACATTCTCCGCTGAGATACCGAGGCTTAGTGGTAAAGAACTATCTCTCATAAGGATGGTCAAGTGGGTTCAATCCCCATACTCGGTACAATATAGGGTAGTTGGCCAATTGGTAGGCCGCCTCATTTGGGATGAGGACATAGTGCAGGTTCGAGTCCTGTCTACCCTACAAAAAATTAATGGTATTGAATAATTTATTTTATTTACGTACTTTGTTAAAAATGTATTGTATGAATCTATCAGAATTAAAATTAAACTATTCATTAGGAGATAATTCTAAAATATTAGAACTTGATGACAAAACCAAAGAAACGTTATTATTAGGGTTACTTAATGAGATGTCTAATGATAAAAATTCCTCATTATTTAGAGAAGGGGTGACATTGGGGATTTTAGGGGTAAAACAAAGTGTTCACAAATTAGGGTACGATTCTGACGAATACCCAATTGAAGTTAAACCAAAGAATTTATCATCAGATTCAACTAAAAAGTTTGACGGTTCAGGTAATTTCAGTGACTTTACATGGAAAAGACACAAAAAATATAAAGATGATAAAGTTAAAATGGTAGTGTCGGGGTTTTTAGATGGTAAATTATTGTTTTTAGTAAGTTTCCAATATAACTCAGTTGATTTTGTAAATGAAATAGAACGGCAATTAACTAAACACTTACCAAACGGTGATGAATTAAATAGATATGTTAGAAGTGTTAAATTTAGTTACTTACACTTTAAAAATTCAGATTCGTTTAGACTTGAATATATTTCACCTATGATTAGTGAATATGAACATAAATTTACAAAACCGTTTTTTAAATCGTTGATTGAATATGGAAATTAAAAACAATATAGTACTTGGTGATGTGTATGATGTTTTAAAAACACTTGATGAAAACATTTTTGATATGGGTGTAACATCCCCACCTTATAATAAACAAAACAATAGAAAAGGTGTCTTGGTTAAGGATATTAAATATTCGGATATTACGGATAATAAAAATGAATCTGAATACCAAATAGAGCAAATTGAAATACTAAACGAATTGTTTCGTGTTATTAAACCTGGAGGTTCGTTCTTTTATAACCATAAAATTAGATGGGATAAAGGAGAAATGTTTCATCCGATGGATTGGTTAAAAAAAACTGATTGGACAGTTAAACAAGAAATAATTTGGGATAGACAAATTGCCGCAAATATTAGAGGTTGGAGATTTTGGCAAGTGGAGGAAAGAATTTATTGGTTGTACAAACCAATAAATAAAAAAGATAATGGTGAGGAATTAAAATCTAAACATGCATTAATGACATCAGTTTGGAGATTACGACCTGAAATGAATAAATCTACGGTATCTAATCATCCCGCACCATTTCCAATTGAAATACCGACAAGATGTATTTACTCAATATTGGATGATAAAGAAGGTTGTGACATTATTGACCCATATATGGGTAGTGGAACTTCAGCGGTTGCATCTAAACTATTAGGGCATAACTATTTTGGGATTGATATATCTGAGGAATATATTATCAACGCCAATAACAGAATTAATAATATAACTGATAAAGAAATATCTGACTTTAACGATGAGGTTGCTAAACATAAAGTAAATAAAACATATAAAGACAGAAAAAAAGAAAAAGAAAATTAGTATAATGTTGCGGTATATACCAAAAAACGGTTATATTTGTTCCAAGAAACTAAAACTGTGATGTGCCCGAGCGGTGTAGGGGCTATCCTGATACGATAGTTTACGGGGGTTCGAATCCCTCCATCACAACAAAATGTCTTCGTAGCTCAGCAGGATTAGAGCACTCCACTTTTAATGGAGGGGTCAAGAGTTCGAATCTCTTCGGGGATACAAAAATAGCTCCTTAGCTTAAAGGAAAAGCGCTTGTTTTACATACAAGATAGTGTAGGTTCGAGTCCTACAGGGGCTACAATACGACTCCATAACTGTTAGGGTCGCAACCGAAGCGGTGAGTGGGTTAACGATGATAATTTGTAGTTGGCACCCGTAGTACTAGTATATGGGTCACTTAGGTCAAAGCATCTTATATGTAGTTAACAAGGTGGGTTCGATTCCCATTGGGGTCACAATAGAGGTATAGGGTTTACCCCTTGAGACGAAGTACAAGTCATGGTCACTGAATGTAAACCAACCTCTAAACAAATTAACAAGGACAGATGCCTGAGTGGTTTAAAGGGGTGGACTGCAAATCCATTATTCGGGGGTTCAAATCCCTCTCTGTCCTCAATGAAATAATTAATTTCATTATTTGCGTCTTTGGTGTAACGGCAAGCATAAGTGACTCCAAATCTCTTGGTCAGGGTTCGAGTCCTTGGAGACGCGCAAAATGACTCAGTAGCTCAATTGGGAGAGCATCACACTGTTAATGTGAACGTTACAGGTTCGAGTCCTGTCTGAGTCGCAATAGGTTGATTGGGGAAGGGTGATACTAATGACACGAGAGTGTATATCGGTCAGTATCATCGGAGTTGGGAGATATACACCAAAGTAATGCCAATCGTAAAATCAGATGTCCACACAACCATCTTCTGATTTCCTAAACTTGGGATGTTATACCGTAGGGGCAGCGGGAACGACTGTAAATCGTTTGTCTTCGGACTCGGGTGGTTCGACTCCATCACATCCCACACATAAAACCTTCAGGTAGGTGGATTGTGTTACACACCCCATTGACGAATGGGACGGTCCTAACAATAAATTGCCCAGACGTACAAGCAACGAATATGGACTAAGTGGGTTAGATTCCCACACCTGGACATTATTTTTTATACCAATTGCAATATTTATTAATATGAAAAAAGTAATTAGGCTAACAGAATCGGATTTAACAAGATTTGTTAAACGAGTAATCAATGAAAGTAAGAAAGACCCATCAAATAAAAAAATTGAATCTGAGTTAAACAAACTTATGGACGATTACGTTGGTGAAGATGAATGGATTGGTGGTCACCGTGAATCCTCAGATAAACCATACGATAGATTTATGGTCAAATTTAAACAATCAGGTGAGGATACTGAAGAAATTGCCGAAGAAGTTATTGAAAAATTAAATGATGTCTTTGAAGGTAGTTTATTTAAACTTGGTAATTGTGGTAAAAACTCTTTTTGGTTTTATAAAAAATAAAAAACCTTGATACTTTTAAAAACTCTGATATATTTAATTAAAAAGACAATGAAAAATTTACTTAACATACTTTTAGACGCGAGAACGGAGGGGGACAAGCCCTTTGTAACGGAGAAGGTATGTTAACTTAAATAATAATATTTTAAGAACCCCTCTCCAAAAAAGAGGGGTTTTTTGTTTTATGTATGTTTATTTTTTATACATTTGTAAAACAAACGGTTCTTTGACATATCGGTGTAAATAAGGTCTCTTAGTATAATGGCTTATTATTCTGGTTTTGTAACCCAGAGATAACGGTTCGAATCCGTTAGAGACCTCAACAATGCCTTCGTGGTGGAATGGTAGACACGTTAGTTTTAGGAACTAATGCTCCAAGAGCGTGTGGGTTCGAATCCCACCGAGGGTACAAAAAAAAGTAAAAAAACATTTGGCAGTCTAAAATAGAATACTTAGATTTGTAATATGAAAGACGGGGGGACAGGGTTGATGATGTGAGTGGGACCTGTCCTCCCAAAAAGAAAAAGTTCTTTGACATATTAGATTGGTAAGATAGCAGATAGACCTATATCAGCAGAATCCCACAGGGAGTTAGAAATAACGAGCAAGACGGAGCCCCTATCAGATTAAAAGGTTGAGGAGGTACTCAAAGTTTTCCGAGAGGTTAACAGGTAAAAACGATGGTTTGGGTAGAACGGATGTTAAAGGCGAGGTATAGGTAGTAAGGATGGGGTGACCCACGAATGAGTAAATCTTAAGGTCTTACCATTTTTAAAATATTGTGTTGTAAATTATTTTAACAGAACAAGGAAAAAATTCTGTAAAGCGTGTGATGAATTGATGTGCTCCGCATCAGAGTGGTAACTGTAAGAGGCAACACTAAGTATTTAACTATGGAGTAATGATACTAACACATGTAATTTACAATTGAGTACAGAGGGAATAAAAAAAATTAAAAAAAGATTTGGCAATTTAAAATGAAACCCATATCTTTGAATAAGTTCTTTGAAAGTAAAAAATGTGGTGGTAAGAAAAGGTGAACTCGTTAAGTTCATAGACCTGTTGACAA